TGTAAACAAATTTCACATTCTTATATGAAGTAAAGTCTAGTGAGAAAAAAACACCAAACATTCCTCCAAATGGTTCCACATAGGTAGAAATATCATTAGGTATGTATGGTGTTATAAAACTAGCAAACTTAGACTTCTCTCCTAAATAAGGGATAAGCATTAATTACTTAGTATTTTTCTTTACTTCTTTGTGAAGTTTCTTGAACATCTCTTTAACCTCACTGAACTTAATCTTACCGTTAATTGCTTTAGTGTAAGCATCAGCGATTTTCTTTAATTCAATGCTCATGTTTAATTGAGACTTCTTAATTACCGGTGCTTTTTTAACCACTGGTTTCTTTGTTTCTGTTTTTACCTCAGTTTTAACTGTTGCCTTAACTGCCGGTTTTGTTTCTGTCTTTGCCATAATTTTATTTATTTTTTGAATTCTTTTTTATCATTAGATATGTAGAAATTGTCAAATTTGTAGTATTTATCATACACTTCTTTAACCTTATTCATTTTTACCGTATCTAAAATATCATATACTGACCAACCCTCTGGGTTAATCCATTGATTTACATTTTTATATCTTAATATCTCATCCTTTTGCATTCTTACCTTATAGTAATCCTTAACAAGATTAAATCTATCTTTAGTAAGATACTTATCTGGATTTGATATAACTTCTTTTACCGAATCAACAACACTATTGAAGTTCTTATTAGAAGTTTGTGTAGCAATTGTATTTATACCTTGGTTATTCATTCTTGACTCATAACAGTGGACATAATAAACAAGTCCTTTTTTCTCACGAATCTCTTGATATAATGGAGATTTTAATCCAAGTGATAACATTGCATTAATGAAGTGTACATAAGCAAAATCTTCTTCTATAACAGGAGACAATATTGCAATAGATGTTTTGTCCTTGAATTCATTTCCAAATTCAAATTCAACATCGTGATTACCAAACTCCATCTTTTTATCTAAAGTTCTTTTAGCGAAGTCTATGCTATCGTTCTTATATTTGTTTTTCTTAGAAACATTTATAATCTTAGAAGGATTTGCGTATTGTAAATCGAAGTAGTTAAGACAATCCATATATTTAAGTTTCTCTAAATCACTTCTAAGACCAATTGGATCGTAGTCATTGAATAGCTTACGAGATAGATTTAACATATGTGATTGTGTTTGATCGTTGAAACAATCCATATATTCTTCAAGAACAATGTTTCTCTCATTTTCGAATTGTTCTTTATTAACATTAAATTGACCAAGTAAGTTCATAAACTCACCTTTCCATTTATTTACTTTCTCATCTAGTCCCTGAATATAGAATACTATTTCATTTGATGATGTATATGCGTTCCAATCAATTCCATCTTTATCAAAATCTTCTTGTAAATGGTCAAAGTTCTTACACATTAGATGTTCCATTAAATGTGATATACCATACCATCCGGATTTCTCAAGGTTTGTTGAACCTTCATAAACAACATAGAATCCCGAAAGATCTGTTTCTGATTTTAAATTAGTTATCATTTTTATATAATTATCGGTTTATTGGTTATATCCTGTTTAGGAAATAAGTTTAATTTTGTTATGTTAAATCTTTTTACTATATTTGTATAATGGTATTAGACATATATACAGACGCTGGTGGTTGTGGAATTCGAAAGATTCGAATCGGTGCTGTAGTTGTAAACCAAAATGACCCAGACTATAAGGGTTATAAATTCTCAAGAAAGACAACTGTTAATTTAGTAAAAGATAAATTGGGTTTTAAAACTGAACAGTTTAAGTCTAATTCTACAATAGCTGAAATGTATTCTATTCGTGAAGTTCTTAAAGAAGTAATGACTTTAGATGTTGATATTAAAACTATAAATATCTATACCGACTCAATGATTTCATTTAACATTTGTAATGGTTTACAAAGAAAAATAAAGTGTGAGTTACTAAAAAGAATAAATGAATCTATAATATCTTTTAAGTCTGTATTAAAGAATACTGAGATTAACTTTATGTGGATTAAAGGACACGCTGGTACTTGGGGAAATGAAGAAGCTGATTTACTTTGTAAAGCTCACCAAGAAGAGGTTAACGAAATTCAACAAATTCTCCCCAAATAATAATATCTTCTTTATTTACTACCTCAATGTCAAGTGGACTCTCACCAGTTCCCAACTTAAATATACTAAGTGACTTAAAAAATCCTGCTATAACTTCTTCTGTGGATATATCCAGTTTACTTTCTATAAGATATTCAGATATTGATTTACAGAAAATAACGATTCTATCATTTTCAACTAAAAAGAAATCCTTAAAACTCATTTTAGATGATATATCTCTACCATTTGTGCCTGTTATCATATTATCTATAATAGACATCCACTCAGTTTCAAACCAATCTTGAAAATCTCTAATGGCATTTTCGATAAGTTCCTTCTCAGATATACCAGCTTGTTTTAAGAACAATTTACCATATTTTGTTTGATGGTAACCATAAGCACATTTTATCATGTACTCATTTACACCCTCGTCATTATCTTTAGTTTGGTTATGCCATCCTTCTCCGCCTAGATATATTTTATCCTCATTTGAATAATTGAATGTATTTGTAAGACTTAGTTCTTCAACTAATTTATACATATATAGATCAATATATCCATTCGTGTCAGTAAGACTTTTCCCTTTGAATATTTCTACGAACTTTAACCAATCTACATCATTTAGTTTAGATGTTCTTCTGGTATTCATTTCCATTTTTATTTCACTACTTGGTTCACCATATGCTAGATTAAAAAAGTTATATTTACATACCTTATCAACCTCTGGTGAGAATAGATTCTTAATACTTTCCATTGTCCAACCTGTTCTTGAAAGTAAATTCTTCATCTCTAAATAATCAACATCTGGATCATTTCCACTTCCTGCACAAAGATTTGAAAAGTAAGTGTCATAGTATCTAGTTAGATTATCTATGGCATCATGAAAGTCACATCTAAGTTTTAAGTAATCTTCCCTGCTAGAACTTGATAATAGTCTAGCTGGAAGCTTCTCGCTTTTCGAGGCTTCATTTAAAAAATCATAATATTTCTTAAGCTTGTTGTTCATCTTCTTCTAATTCAAACTCACTATTTATTATATCCAATTCTTTTATAATCTCTTGGGAAATTATTTCCTCTATTTCCATCCATTCTGGGTCGCAATATCCGATATCGCTATTGTTGTAGTAGTGAGATTCTATGTTTTTCATTGGTAGTGATTTGTTTTTTTGTATATATTAATTAAAGTTTCTATTTTTTATATGATTTATGAAATTAAACGAGTTATCATTCTTAGATATGACCATTTCATTTGTTATTTCTATCTCTTCAAATTCATCTATTTTTCTATTCTTTTGAAAATAATGTTCAGCCGGATCTTTAGCAAACTTACTAACAAGAGTTTTAGAATTTATATTATATGTGTCGAATAAATCCTTTAACATAGCTGATGTTCTAAAACCAACTTCATCATTATCTGATATGATTACTATCATAGATGGTTTCTTTTCTATTAGTTGATATAATTGTAGTCCACTCCACATACCACTTGAACAAGATACAGAGTTCTTACCCATATTTCTAAGAGCTATCATATCAAATATACCCTCTGTTACCCAAACCTCATCTCCTTCTTTTATATCATCTATTCCCCATACTGGTAAATCAGGACAAGCTAGTGAATACTTTAATGTCTTTTGGTCTGAATTTTCTATTGATAACTTTCTAATTGAACAGTTTATTAGTATATCATCTTTAAATAAAGGGAAAACTATTCCACCACCTTCAATTCCATCAACTAGGAATTTCCTTAATACTGGATGACAAGTAGCACCAATTCTTCTTAGAGTTTCTTTATCTTTAATACTTGATAGTCCTAGTAAACTATAATCTTTAATAGTATTATCCCCTATTCCACGATTGATTAGGTATTCGTATTCTGTTGGGTTGAATAGTCCTATATTATGCTTTATATCATCTGATATCTCTTTTAATTGAATTGGTGTGACTATCTCATCTGGTTCATTTATATCTAGTTCAGACATATCTACTTCGACCATTTTATTGGTAAAGTATTTTTCTTTAATTTTAGAAAACCTATTTTCTAAATCAATTAACTTAAATTGATTAATATTCTTAGGTAGAAAGTTATTAACAACTCCCTTTACTGAGCGGTTGTTATATAGTATGAATCCTAATTCCTCTTTGCTATACATATCAATTATAATTTTTAGGATTAATTTGTTTTAATGGAATAAAGTTTATATATTTGTATCTGTAATTTAATAAAACTATGATTAAAGTAGGGTTGACGGGTAATCGATATTCGGGTAAAGATAGGACAGCTAAGATGTTTGAACGTATTAGTATACCTGTTTTTCATGCTGATATTGTTCTTAAATTCTTACTAAATCACAATTTTGAAATTCAACATAACCTAAAAACAAATATAGGATCTGGTATTTTTACAAATGACGGATGTATTGATACTCCTATTATAAGATGTATGGGTGGGTTCGACAGACTTGTTAATGAAGCCGAGTTTGAACTATTAAAAGCCTACGAAAAATTTCGACTAAAACACAAACAATCTATTTATTGTATATTCCATTCATCAATTCTTTTTGAGAGAGGGTGGGATAAAAATATGGACTATAATATCAGTGTTTTCTCACCGAGAAATGATAGAATTGAAAGATGTGCTTATATCACAGGTGATACTATAATGGATATAAGTAAGAATATAATAACCGAAATGGATGACATAGAAAAGAATTCTATGTCTGATTACATAATTCATAACTATGTTGATGATGAGCAAAGAATATTCGGTAGTTTAGAAACACAGGTTAATAAGATTGACCAAAAGATAATTGATAAGTATTTACAAAACGAACATAAATATCAACCATGATAGTAATAGCTAAGAAAAGTACTGGTAAGTTGATCGGAGGGTATCGATATGAAGTCGAGTCACTAAAGAATAGTGGTTCTAATAGATGGGGTGAAGGAACAGTAACTCTTAAAGATGTTGGTACGTTTAATGTTAGTCACTTTACTGATACAAATGGTAATCCAATTAGTAAAATCGATATTCTTAAAGAACGTAAGGAGTTTAAGTTTGAGGATATCAAAAAAGGAGACATATTAGTATGTGAGAGAAACCAATACAAAGGTCTTATTCCAGGTAATATGTATAAGATTGCTGAACTAAAAACAACAAAAAAGACTGAAAAGGATTGGCAAGGTAAAGACAGAGTTAGAGTAACTAACTTTATTAAACTAGATGGTCACAGATTTATACAATTTAATCCTTGGGCTTTTAGAAAGTTAAATGCAAGTGAACTTAGAGAGATTAGTCTTAGTGAGGTATTAGATAATCAAGTTCTTGATTACACAGTTGATACTTCTGTTAGAATGATTGACACTGTTAAAGAAAAGGACTTAGAACTAATGAAGATTTTATCTAAGGCGATAGTAGACTCTAAAAGACATCACTTGGGTGTTGTTGATTGGGCTTGTACCAAAATCAACCATCGAATGGATATTGAACCTAAAGACTTTGATAGTCTATTGAATATGAGTTTAAAAGATATTTTAGAAAAAATCAAACAAGATTAGAAAAAATTATATAACTTTACCAAACAAACGGCAGAACCCGAATAGCCTTAAAATATAGTAGGGAAATTAAAACAAATAAAAAATGAGTAACATTTTGAATTTTATTTCACAAAACTGGTGGATTGGCGCAATCGTGGTAGCCATTTTACTTTACAAAGTAATTCTACGAGTATTTTTCGGATTAGTTATTGTCCCAGAAGACAAGATTGGTCTAGTAACAAAGAAGTTCGTTCTTTTCGGAGAAAATAAAGAACTTAGTGGTGGTCGTATCATCGCAACAAACGGGGAAGCTGGTTTCCAAGCAGCAACATTAGGAGCGGGTCTACATTGGTTCATGTGGATATGGCAATATAGTGTTGATATGCAAGGATTCGTTGTTATCCCAGAAGGTCATATTGGATTGATTTCATCTAAAGATGGTTCTGTTCCCCAAACAGGTCGTATCTTAGGTAGAACAGTTGAATGTGAAAACTTCCAAGATGCTGAGGCATTCTTAAAAAATGGAGGACAGAAAGGTCGTCAGTCTTCTTTTATCCCAAATGGTAGTTATAAAATCAACACACACTTATTTGAAGTGTCTTCTGTAAAGCAGGCTGTTATTCAAGAAAGTATGGTTGGTATCGTAACAACTCTTGATGGTGAGCCATTAGAGGCTGGTCAAATCGCTGGTAAGAATGTTCAAGGTCACAACAACTTCCAAGATTTCGATAAATTCCTTGCAGAAGGTGGTAATCGTGGTTTACAACAACAAACTATTTTAGCTGGTACTTACAACTTAAACCCATGGGCTGTTAGTGTAGAAGAAGTAGCAATGACTGAGATTCAAATTGGTCACGTTGGTGTTATTATTTCCTTCGTAGGTGCTGAAGGAGTAGACGTTACAGGTGAAGGTTTTAAACACGGTAACTTAGTAGGTGAAGGTCAAAAAGGTGTATTAGCTAAACCTCTTGAGCCAGGTAAATACGCTATCAATAAATATACAACTCGTATAGAAATTGTACCTACAACTAACTTAGTTCTTAACTGGGCAAACGCTCGTTCTGAGTCTCATAACTTAGATAAAGGATTAAGTACAATAACAGTTCGTTCAAAAGATGGTTTCCCATTCAACTTGGATGTATCTCAAATCATTCACATACCTATGAATGAAGCCCCAAAAGTAATTGCACGTTTTGGTAATATGAACAACCTTGTATCTCAAGTACTTGAGCCTACAATTGGTAACTATTTCCGTAACTCAGCTCAAGATCAAGACGTTATCGCGTTCTTAACAACTCGTAAAGAACGTCAGGAATCAGCTAAGTCACATATCTCTAAAGTATTAGATGAATATAACGTAAACGCAGTTGATACACTTATTGGTGATATCACACCTCCAGAGTCTTTAATGAAAACTCTTACTGACCGTAAGATAGCTCAAGAACAAGAGGTTACTTTTGAAACACAGAAAAAAGCAGCTATGTCTCGTCAAACATACGAGAAAGAAACAGCAATCGCTGACATGCAAGCAGAAGTTGTTAAGGCTGACCAAGGAGTTCAAATCTCTGAAAGACACGCTGACGCAGCTGTTAAGAAAGCTACGGGTGAAGCTCGTTCTGTGAAAATCGAGGCTGAAGCAGCCGCTGAATCAACTAAGTTGAGAGCAGCCGCAGACGCTACTAAGACAAAGTTAATGGGTGAGGCAGAAGCTAATGTAACACTTGTTAAGGGTGAAGCTACAGCGAAAGCATACGAATTAGCTGTTAAGGCAATGGGTCAAGAAAACTTCACAACCTTTAAGGTAACTGAGGAAATTGGTAAGAGTGGTATCAAGTTAATGCCAGACGTACTTATCAATGGTGGAGGTAATAACGCTGAAGGTGGTATCAGTGGCTTACTTGGTCTACAAATTCTTGATAAATTGGGTAAGAAAATCGATACCAATGTTCAAGACGTTACTTCCGAAGAAGTTAAAAAGAAGAAGTAATTAATCTTCTTTTAATTGAAAACCCTGAGTTGGTCACTCAGGGTTTTTTATTTTAAATAATTTTCCGTATATTTACACGATGAAGTATAAAAAAGGAGATATTTTAGTTTGTTCAACACTTAGAACATCGACTACCGGATATAACCTTACGGTTGGTGATAAATATGAAATTATAACTAACCCACAAGATTGGAACACAAATACAAATGACTTTAGTAACATCACACTTGATGTAAGAAACGTAAAAACAGGCAAGGAACATCACTGGATACCCGATAGACTTTTTATTACACTAGAAGTGTATAGAGAATTCAAGCTAAAAGAAATATTAGATTAATTAATAATATATACACTATGTACTCTAAAATATATGATTTCTGTAAGGTTAGAAATGTTGGTAGCGTCTATGAGAACGATCCAAATGAACCTACACCAAGGGTTAAATTCTTAATGTCTTTACTAGAGTCAGAAGGTATTGAATATGAACTTGGTAAATCTAATACAAAAGGTTTTTTCAAAGGTCAAACAACACTTTATAACTTAATACTTAAAGGAACATCAACTAAGATGGTTGTTGCTCATCATGATGTTAATAATCCAACTATTGATAATGCTAACGATAATTCTTGCTCGGTAATCAATGCGATTATGATTAAGAAATTAATGCCTCATATTAACGTTGTTCTTTTAGACGGTGAAGAATTTGGTGGATTAGGATCTCAAAGAGTCTCAGATCAAATAAATGAGGGTTATTTTGGTACTATTGATTGGGTTCTTAACTTAGAATTAACTGGTAAAGGAGGTAAATACTTCTTTATTGGTAATTATCCTGGTAAACTTCAAGACCACATCAAATCATTATTTGATTGTCCTGTTATTAATACTCCATTTAACGACTCTGTTATTTTTAGAAAGAACAAGATTGATTCTTGTGTTATTAATCCAATCCCACCACTTACAGAAGGTAAGAAATCACACGTTAAATATGAAGATAAATTTTTAGATTATTCTATGTTATACAACTGTCATTCTTCTCGCGATACAATTGCTACAATTGATCCAAATGATATGAAAGAATTTGTTGAAGAGGTGGTCATTAAGATACTTTCTTAAATTAATATATAATGAGTGAAATTTATAAGAACATACGAAGAGTTTCGATTCAAGGATGAAGAAGAAGTTGAGGTTATAGAACCAGAAACATCAGAACTTATAGATAGACCAGTAGATGATACCTTATTAGGAAAAGAAGTAGAGGATGAAAATTCCTATATTGATCCAAAGGGTGTTATCCACATAAAAAACTGGAAAGTTTATTAATGAAGAATATTGTAACTTTTGAAAACTTTAGAGGTGGTTATATTGATAAGAGGGTTATATCAAACAGAGCCCCACAAAATTTAGCTTATCTTAAACAAAAGGTAGAGATTAGAATTGACCTTGAGAAAATCCAACATACCTCTGATAGACAATTCAGACATGGTATTGGTGAAGAAAAAATTTCCAATGATGATATTATAGAAACAGTTGAACTAGCAATAGAAGAACTTACAATTGCTTTAATGCAAGATAAGTTTGATATCTATCAAAATGAAGATGATTATCCAACAAAGGGTATTAAAGCTGGTCAACCAAATAGATTCTTAATAAAGAACTTAACAAATAATCTTAATGTTGTTTGTCAATTAGAAGCAGGTGATGATGAATTCACTTTAACTGTTATAACAGTTATGAAAAAGCCAGATTTCAGAGCTTATCCAGGTCAGTATATAATAAACGTAAAGTCATAAAATAAAAAACCCTCAGATTTCTCTGAGGGTTTTTAGTTTGCTAATAATCACTTGACTAGTATATCCACTTGTGATTATTAATCCGTCCTTAACTCCTAAAGGAGAAACGTGATAATGTTCAGTGGTGAACTCACGCGGATAATGTCGTCTTCTTAGCCAACTGTTAAGAAGATTTTACGGCTCATTCTATCTACTGATAGAACCTTAACTTTGATCTCTTGACCAGAAGTGAATTTCTTACCTAATTTCTCCATTTCAGAAGTGTGGATAAGACCAACTGTTTCGTCATCAAGGTTAACAAGAGTTCCAAATTGCTTAGTGTCCTTAACAACACCATTCAATGTTTGGCCGTTCTTGATATTGTCCCAAAGAGTTTCTCTCAAGATTTGGGTAAGGATAATTTTATCCTTAATTACTTCTTTAATATAGAATTCAATATTGAATCCTGGTTTAATAGAAGTTAGTCTATCTTGCCACTCTACATCCACATTAGCTTTGTGGATCATACCAGTTAAACACTCGTTGAACTCAACGAATACTCCAAAAGGAGTTGTACCAGTAACGTGACCGTTGTAAACTGTTCCATATTCAAGTTGCTTAACAGCAGCTGGGATAAGGCTTTGAAGATACTTACGTCTACTTACGATATAAGTTCCCTCATGTTCTGAGAAAGATTCAATCATAACTTCAAATGTCTGACCAACGATTGAGTTAGAATCAACAAGTTTATTGATACCAGCTAAGGTATTTGGCATAAACCCTGGTAGTGTAACACCACCGTGTGATAATTCTACATCATAACCAGCTGGATTAAGACCTTTGATATAAGCTGTTACAGATTGTCCTTCTTCAAGAGATTTAAGATTTTGATGAGCTCTTGACTCATAAAGAGTTGCTATGCTACCTTTGATTAGGTAGTTGTCATGGTCAACGTCTGAGATTAATACATCGATTAATTCACCAACGCTAGTATTTTTAAGGTACTTAGCCTCTCCAATCTTATCGTCAATTCGAATATCGTCTTTATATCCTCTCACGCTAAATACAAATTGGTCTCCAATTTTACCTTGGTATTTAGCTGAAACTACTTGTCCTTTCTCAGGTGATTGAACATCATCTAAGTTGTAAAGTTTAAGTATTTCTTGTTTCTCTTTGCTTATATTAGAGAAAGATTTTTTCCCCTTTGCGCTAAAGCTATTATCTTCAAAGACAAATGCCAAGTCGGGGTTTGCAATTATTGTTTCGTTCATATTCATATTTTTTAAGTTACAAGATGTTATAAGGAAAAAGGTTTCAGAAGTTTTACGGTTATAAAAAATTATTAATTCTTTTTATTCCATTTCTTAACATATAATCTCTTATACGAGCAGCGTCTTCATACTTCTCATTTCTGATGCAAGTATCCAACTTATCGTTGAGTTCTTTAGTTAATTCTTCTAGGCTTTTTTCTTTTGAAATTTGCTTAATATCATCTACAAATGAGGTATAGAATTCTTCCATTTGTGTTATATCAACAAAATATACAGGAGTAACAGATGGTTTTTCTGATTCGTCCTCAGATAACTCCTTTAGTTTATCACTCTTTAATAATTTATTAATAAAATCTTTACTAAGAGCTGAATTGTCTACCATGTATTTAGCTAAGTGATAAGGTCTGTTTTTAAACATCTTTAAAAGTACCACTAAACTTCTGTATAGTTCATCGTTGTTATCCATATTTATTTTATATGGAATAGAGTCAAAGTTTATATTTTTTCAAATAAAATATTAAAGTAATAGTCAAATGAGTATTGAGAGCTTGGTTTCTCTTGATCAAATAAAACTCTTAGTGATGAATAATCATAAGCTGTTTCAGTTTGAACTCTTTTTAACATATTCGCATCTGTTTGAATAGATGTTGGGTTTGCACTCCAATTATTCTTATATCTTAATATATTTTGACTTCTTAAATCATTATATTTAAGATATAACTCAATTTTGGAATACTTATAACGATTTAATACATTTGAAGATATATAGTTTCTCATTGCAAAATTAACATCATTATTTATAGTCATTGAGTTTTTAACACCCTCAAATGTTCTACTTTGTTTAAGTATAGCGAATATATAATCTGATAATATCTGACTTAAATCAATATTCATTATCCACTTTGTATTATTCTCCAATTGGTACTTTGTTTGTGATTCATCAACAACCAATGTGTGATTCGAATTCTTATCATTACTAGCATTATAAACAATGGGAGATAGTGAGTTTTCTATCAATAAATCAACTTGTTCATTATTTAGATTTTGATAATAAATTATATTATTATCAGCTATTTTTATACTATCTTCTATCTCTAACATCTTAGAACCAAAGAATGAACTTTGTTCTATCATATTATAGGTACCAAATACATTATTATAGGTAAACTCTGGTGATATATAACTTCTTCTCATAATAGGTCTTGATTATTATTATTTATAGTATTTACTACATTCTCTGTTGTATTATTTGACGTATTAATATTATCTAAACATTCAACATGATACTTATAATCCCAAGTAGATTTAAATATGAAGAAATCAACAGTAGTATATCCGAATTCATCCAACATAGGATAAATAGATTTATAATCTGTTCTATCTTTTAACTTCAATATACTTCTACTCTTAGTATTTACTTTCGATATAACTCTTTGTCTCATTTTACCAAAGTTTGTTAATGTTGTATCAAATTTATAGTTACCATAGATAGATGATGTTATACCTGGTCTTTGGAATAAATCAATATCATAGAATATAGGCATATAATAACCACTATGTCTATAAACTGTGTTATTTACAATATTTATAATACCGTGTGTGTTCTTCTCTAAAACCCTATGAGGAGTCTTATCGCTAACTCGAAACTCTTCCTTCTTTGATATACTATAAGCAGGTATTAAGTTATTATAATAGTTAATATGTGATATATTATCCATAACACCAGCTTTCAAAACTCTATTAGGTTTTAATGAGTTTGTTGGTGATTCAACTACTTCATGTTTCAATGAATCAACTCTTACTTTAAACTCATCCGGGAAATCACACTTAATCATATGTGGTAACCCAACTAAATTAGTATAGTTATATGGTTTTATAGACCCATCAGAATTCTTTTGATATGAACCATCAGAGTTTATAACATAGTAGTTTAGGTAATCAGTATATCCATACTTAGTTGTTATGTCGTTTATACAACTAATAACATTAAGAGCTGTTAATTTATTATTCACTGGACTATCTAATCCATTAGTATATACTTTATTTCTTTGATATAATGAGAATCCATATAAATCATCCCTATCAGTGTTTGATATATTTTTAATAGTATTATCATCGATAGCTATATTTACAAGTATATTCTTCCACTTGTGATTTATGTAGATATTTATACCATTTTCTAATGTTGATCTAGTATCATTCTTTTTTATAATATAATACTTATCACTCATTGATATAACTGGGTTATTATCAACATCATAAACTATATTAGTATCAGGTTCGATTGATGATATTCTCATCCAATAAGTAGAATTTGTTGTTGGGTTATTCACACCACTCAAAATTGATTTAAATACAACATTATCTTGAACAACATAGTTCCCAACGTTATATGTGGTATTAAAATCCCATAAGTTTATTAGTCTCCATTTTGGAAGACCTTCAAATTCTGTTTTAGTCCAATTTTCATTATCCTCTATTCTACTTCTTGTAATATTAGACGGTCTTCTACTTGAAGCTGTCTTAGATATCCAGAATTCGTTTTTATAGATAACAATTGTATTCATTGGATATGCTGAATAAGGATTAAAGAATGAAACTGTACCAGCTCCATTGAATGAGTAATACTCACCGTTATTATAAACTATATCAGCATTTGTTATAGAAGATGTGTATCCATTATATGTTGGATTCCAAAGTAATGAGAATGTAACACCAGTTGGGTAATTGTAAGGTACCCAGTTTGAATATACATATGGTGCTACAAAATTATCATTTATAGTACTTATTGGACCAGATTGTGTAGATGTTTGATATAAAATATCATCATAAACAACTATTGCACTTGCTCCGTATGTTTGTCTTGAATCCCATTCATCAACAATTAACCAATCCATTTCATTAGAAACACTGGTGTGTGATAGTAATACTGAAAATTTATAATCATCAAACGTATTTGTATTCTTAAGATTTATATTAGTTAATCTACCATCTTCGTATTTAATATTATCAATATCAAAAATTGAAAATTTAATTCCTCTAAAAAGAGTGATATTTGGAATATCTTTATCTCCTGTATTAAAGAAAGAATATTTCTTTGTATTTTTAACTATCTCTCCGCTCTTAAATAATGTTTTTTTACCAAAGAAGTAAGAAAAATAGTCACTACTATAAGTAGCTCCTGATATATTTTCACTATTAAGATATTTATCAAGTTCAAATTGGAAACTAGTATTTAGACTTTTACCAACATGGTCTTCAATATGTAAAGAGTGATGTACATATGATGATGTTGATGAATTTATAGTATAGAAATAATCTAAATTTCTTTCAATTCTTGAAGGAATCGGAAGAAATGGATTAGCAGTTCTATTATAATCTTCAAATAAGTCAGAGTTATTTAAAAGGTATGGATAATCATTAGCTGATAATGAGCTTTGGAAACCCCATCTACAATGAACTGGGTTTTTTCTCCACAATTCAGATAGATCATTATTTACAATTCTAAATGTCTCAAGTCCTGATGTATATTCAGAAGATGTTGGTATATTAACAACCTCACCTTTGTATAAATAGTCATCTATATCAATAGGATGTGATTTACTTCTTAAATCAGGGAAGTGTAATTTTGTCTCATCAGTATGTGTTATCTCATCATACTTCTCATATTCATATTTTGAGAACTCCGTATCAACGATAGACGTATCGAAGTCTTTAATCTCAGTGAAATTTACTCTATAAATTTTGAATTTCTTTGGATCATTGTTCTTATCAACAACTAAACTAACAGTTGTTGTATAGTTCTTATCTACATTATTTATGTAATAACTATATTTATCTATGCTAAAGTCAAATCCATAATCAGTATTTACTCTTATCTTACCATCTTCTTTAACTAAGTTATGATATTTACCATCAATTTCTATCAACCAAACATCTGCCAGTTCAAAATCTGGTATATTAAAATAAGATAAGTCACTTGATCTAATAATGTAATTATTAGAATCAAATATACATATGTTTTTATTCAAAAGTGATTCCTTACCTGTTAAATCTAAATCACTTATTATTCTATATCTATAAGCCACTGGATTAGCAAACTCCTCAACCAGTAAAGATCTTCTCTTACCTTGTTGAACCCTTGATATAACTCTTGGTAGAGTTTCAGTATATTGTTCAACCTTATAGAAATTACCTAAGTATTCTACATAATATTCCTTTTTAGAAAAATCTATATCTGATCTATTATCATCAAATGGATAAGTAGATGATGAACATCTAAGTGTATTTTTATTTGATGAGTCAATATAAATATCTGACTTTAATTTTACAGGAGAATAAGGTGATATAGTAGTAACTAAATCAATATTATCTAAGTAGAATCCAAAGTATCTGTTTATACTCCACTTTCTTAAAGATGTCTTTGTAGCTGGTGTATCATCAAATAAGAATGATAGATTCAATATGTTTGGAAACACAACTCCGTTTTTAGAATATCCATCAAATATGAATTTTTCTAAATCGAAAATAGTATTCTCATATTCAAAAGTATCATTTAAGAATAATGACTTATATGTATATCCACCAGTCTTATAATCTATTCCATTCCACTTTGTAAACTCATCAGTTCTGAAATCAACTTCTAATGGTGTGTCTGGAAATAAATCATTTCTTAAAAAGTTTTTCTCTATCCACTCACCAAGAGGCGTATTTCTAGTTAAATCAAATATTTTAACACATTTTAGTTTATTTATTATCTCAGACTTAAAATTATCCTTTGATAAGTTAATTAACCCAGGACCATCAACTCTAAATACGGCAAAGTATTTAGGGAAAGTACCTTTACTGAAATATATTGGAGCAAAGAATTCATATTCTTCTGAATAGTTTTTATTATCAATAATATTTCTAGCTCCCATTTGGTATATGTCATCATATTGAGAGTCAAAATTATTATATAAATTATCATTATCATCTGAGTATTTAACATGAAATGCTATCTCTTGTGGTAATGTTTTATAAAAGAACGGAATCATCTCATCGAAATAGTTCTCTTTATTGAATCTAACTTTTTTCAACTTTGATGATGATAACTCTGTTACAGAGTCAATGCTTTCCATGTATAAGTCATAGTTAGTATTTATAACTATCTTCATATTAGTGGATAAACCCGTATTTGTTCTTAGTATACCAAATGACTTCATTATTTAATAGATGTATTTATAGGACTTACTGTTTTCTTTAAAACCACTTTACTTCTATTTATATTAAATTTGATAGAAAATTCAAAAGGCTTATTCTCTGATTCATTCTCTAATAAGAATTTAAGCTTCTTAATGTGTTTTATTGTACTTCTTGATGAATTTAAGTCTATGTATTCATAGTTTAAACCACCTTGATTAGGATCAAGAGCATTCATCTTGAAGTAGATATTTATTGGGATAATAATAGACTTATCATCACCCCCATTTACTACTTTAACCTTATCAGTATTAGTTTCAACTATATCTTCTAAGTTAGGAACAACTGGATGAACTGTGGTTAATAACTTAGATGTAGATGAAACACTCACTGTTGTATCAACCCATTTCTTAGTATCTAACAATGAGGTATTGTTACCTACAAATGATAGTATAGATGTTTCATTATATCCAACACTAAATTCATTAGAAGATAATATTGGTGTTATTGAGTTGTTATTGTTAGTAACAAATGAATTTCCTATATTCTCAGATATTTTTGTAACAACTGTACTTGTAACACTTTCATAGTTTACATTCCAAATAAATTGGTTATTCAATTGAGTTCTTGTTTGACCAGTTGATGAAGATGATAATAATTGATCTTTATCATTTACCCAGAAAGTCTGAGGAGCACCAGCATTATAAATATCAGAATTTTGTGAATAACTTCTATTTGACAATAAGCCAAGTGGTGAGTCAACAGCTTTATTTCTTAATTTAACAACAAAGTCTTTAATAACATAAATGTTATTAGCATATATTCTACCAGACTGAACTTGTCTTGTATTAGCAGAACCAATAAATTGGTCAAGATAATCTTCACATTCAACATTGAATGTAACCTCAGATCCGTTTTGAACAACAAATTCTTGATTATTTCTAAGAATGATGACTTCAAGTTCACCTTTAGCTCTCTTGATTTTCTCTTCTAATGATATAATTCTATCTTGAAGACTTTTTAGATATTCAAATAATCCTAAAGAAACCCCATTAGCGTCCTTGAATCCTGATAATATCTTATTAGCATCGTGATGATACGTTGTATTATTAACAACTATTGTATCAGATAAGTGATCATCTAATCCTTTTGCTGATAATTCAGTATCCATTCTAACTTTAAGTTCTTCTTTAGTAGCTTCTTGTAGAATGAAATCATTTTCATTTAATACATTATTTAAATCATCTGGGAACTCAACAGTTAATACTTCTGACCAATCAGATTCAACTGGTGATTCAGGCCAACCAACCTCAGAAATAGATTTTATTCTTATTTCCATTTTTTCATTTGATTGAATACTTAAATCCAATTGATTAATATTTGGTGTATCAGCACTTTCTATATCTTCTATTTCCCAAGTATATGTTCCATTTTCAGCATTGTAAGTTCTCTTTCTAGCATCTGTCTTGAATTCTGTCCAGTTAGAGAAAGCTCCAGTTTGTGTATTACCAGTTGTAGCATTAGATACTCTGAAAGTCTCAGTAGGTGTTTCTCTACCATCCTTAGATAAATATCTATATTGAACCCTAAATTGAACAACTTCTTGTGGTTGTGTTCCTCTAGTAACCACTGCCTCAGGCATTGTCCAGAATCCTCTAACTTTAAATTTAGGGTCAACTTTTGTCAATGATGGTGACTTTGATAAATCAATTATCTCTTGAGTTACAGATGCTAATAATTTAGACTTACTTTCTCTCTTCTTAGTTAAAGAATCAAGTTCTAAATTTATTTGTTTTTTATCTGCCTCAGATGTGAATCTTAAAACCTTACTCTTTTTATTCTTTGACTCAACTGCCTCATTGATTTGAGTAACCTCAGATTTCAATGACTGCATTAAGTTATGCTTAGTTTTAATTAAATTAGCATCTGGTGTATCGGTTAAGTGTTTATTAATCTGAACAACTTTGAAATTTGAACCATTCAATGTTGGAGCAACTGGGGTACCAGCTAGCTTATTAGGAGTTTTTTTAGCAACTAAATCTTGCAATACCTCACCATAATCATATACATAATCAATGTAGTATTGTTCCATAGTTAGTCCATTATCCTCAGCTGTTGATGATAATCTTAAATCATTAGTCCAATAACCAGAACCTAAACTCCAGTTTTTAGCTACTAAGTGATTATCAGCATTCATAGGTTTTACAAATACAACGTTTCTTTCGTTATATCCAATGCTAATGTTAACTGTTTTTGTGTAAACAACTGGTGAATATATCTTAATAGTTCCTGTTCCAACTGGAATAGGTTGATTACCTTCAATTCTTTCAAATCTAACTCTAAAGTTTGATTCAACTGTTGATACTTCAATTATTTTATATCTTGTAGATGATATCTCAGAATTAATCATGACTTCATCATTTTGAGCCAATTGTCTAACCTCATTAGTATCAGTTACTAAATAGTCTAGTGTGTTCAAGTGATACCAAAGTTTTCTATTAAGTCTATCTTCTTCTGTCTTTAATACAGAGAAAACACCATCATATAATAATTCATTTGGGTTTAAGTCAAATACTTGCTCATCATAATTAGGAGTCAATGGTTCAACAAGACCAGCTGTTGTTTTGTGCCAAGTTACAAAATCATTTAAATCAATATTTGACTTATTTCTGAATAATTGATTGAAACTATTTAATGCTGATTGACCAAGTGGTGTAAAATTACCAGCTGTGTCTTTTGCAAACTCAACAATATATCTTCTAACTAAACATTTACGAACATTATTCTCAATTTTACCACTTAAGTCAAATTCAATAGATAATAATGGGTTTAATAAACCATCAAATATCCAGTTCTTACTAGATTTGAAAGAGTTAACTACTTGAAGTTCATTTAAGCTAGCAGGTTCTTTATTTAAATCAACAGTTACGACCTTCTTAAACTTGTTACCAGCAGATGTTTGTATAAGGGCTCCTGAATTATCAATATTGTAAATTGAATTTACATTATTATTTAGTCTATCTATCTCACTTTTTAGAAATGAAAATGACGGAAGAGTATATTCTACAAGAACACCTTCTTCATTTACTATTTTAACACTAACATTTGCTTCTGTTGTGCTTGAAAGAGTATTTATTTTTGACAGAATTTCTACTAAATTCTTATTAAATGTTAATATCTGTTCTGCTACTGCTGGAAATGAACTTCTTGCTGGCATGCTTATCTATTGATTTTTTAGTATATATTAAATTCTACTCATTTCTTTAGTATTTGTTTTTTTAATTTTATTTACTATCTTTGTATATGTTGAAAATCTATAAAGTGACTTTTAATGATGGAGGGTGGTATAGTGCAGGTAGTAGACCCGAATTCACAGTTGTAACTGAGTCGAAAGAAAAAGCTATCGAAATGGTATTAAATGATAACCCAAGATATAAAAATGGTTGGGATGTATGGGCATCTGAATACAAGATAGATGGGTATGTTATAGAAGTATATGACGAAAAATCATATAATAGAGATAAAAAGTTAGAAGAATTAATATGATAGTTTATGAAGTAGTAAGATCATGTTCTATATCCTACACTGTAAATGGGGAAGATAACGGATTTGCATTATATCCAGGTGATTTTATATTTATAGAACCTGACGCCTGTTGGATAAAAAAGGAATCGAGATTTAATTTTGAACCTGTTTATATAAAACAAAGTAAATTGTTAAAAATCTATCATAATAAATTGGTTTTATTTGGAGATAAACCCGAAGATACTAAACACGAATGGACTTGGATTGAAAATATTAATCTTGTACATCCAGTTATTAATAAAAAAATTGAGGTAGAGTTTTTCGATAAAATGAATCCATTTACTGGTAGTCCACCTTGTAAGGATGTAACCTTTCAGTGGGATAGAGAAGAAAAATTAAACAAACTATTGGAAATTGAAAAATAATAAGTATATTTGTAAAATATGATAGAACAATTACGCGAACGAATTATAGAGGCTAATACAGCCTATCGTCTAGGAAAATCACTTATCTCAGACGCTAAATATGACCAATTAGTAGATGAACTTGCAATGTTATCTCCTGATGATGAGTTACTAACAAAAGTAGGACATACTATACTTGACGAGTCTCGTAAAAGTAAACTTCCAATAGAAATGGCTTCCATGAATAAGATTAAAACTATGGAAGATATAAATGACTGGGTTCGACTTAAAGGAATAAGTAGCAATGAACTCGTTGTAATGACTCCCAAATTTGATGGTCTTTCTCTTTGCGTTGAAGAATTTCATAACAAAGCTTGGACTCGTGGTGATGGTGAGTTTGGTCAGAAATCTGATGAACACTATAAATTAATCCAAAATCACTTATATGAAGATATCCATGAAAATGGAGACCCATTTGGTCCTATTGAATTTAGTTATTCATATGGAGAAGTTATGATGCCTAAAAAGGTATTCATTGATAAATACTCTTCTGACTTTGCTAATCCAAGAAATTTAGTAGGTGGTCTTATCAATAACAAAGAAGCAACATCCCCACTATCAGATTGTCACTATATTAAATATGGTGGAATACCTTCCAAATCTTTCAATCCAAAAACTAAAAAAGAAATACTTGATGCTCTTAATGAAAATCAGAGAGTTAAAGTAAACTATCATATTTGTAAAATATCTGAATTAACAGAAGAACTACTAATCGGATTGTTCCATAAGTGGTCAGTTGATTTTGAAATTGACGGAGTTATTATTGAAGTTAATGACTTGTCTAAACAAGAATCTCTTGGACGTGAGCGTTCAAGTAACAATCCTGTTTGGGCTCGCGCATTCAAACACGCTAGCTTTGAACAATGTGCTGAGACAGAAGTTATTGGCATATCTTGGAATATTTCCAAACAAGGTTTATTGAAACCTATCCTACATATTAATCCTGTTAAACTTGACGGTGTAACTGTATCTAATGTTACCGGTAACAATGCTCGATTTGTAAAAGATATGGGTCTTGGAGTTGGTGCTGTTGTTGTAGTTAAACGTTCTGGAATGGTTATTCCTTTAATTTGTGATGTTGTTAAGAGTGTTGACTTTGTTCAACCTACTATCGAAGGTGTTGAGATTGATTGGAATGAAAATGGCATTGAGTTAATTACTTTAACTGAAACAGACGACCAACGTTTGAAGAAGATTATATCTTTCTTTGAAATTCTTGAAGCTGATAATGTTGGTGAAGGAGTTATCACCCAATTATGGGATGCTGGATATAAAACAATTAAAGATGTTCTTAATCTTAAGCCATCTGACTTAGAAAAGATTGACAGATTCGGTAAGAGAAAAGCATCTATCGTATATAATGCTATTCAAAAATCAGTTGCTGGTGTTCAGTTATCTAAACTACAACATGCCACTGGTATATTTCGTGGATTGGGTAGCAAAAAACTAGTTTTATTGGAACACTTTACTACAAAACCTACTATTGATGATGTTATGTCTATTGATGGCTTTGCGGATACATCTGCAAGGACTTATGTTGATAGTTACGATATATTTTTTGATTTTATTAAAGACCTACCTGTCACTATCGAAGAAAAGGTAGAGGTTGCTCCTGTTGGTTCCGATTTAGAAGGACAGTCATTTGTATTCACTGGTGTCAGAAGAGCTGATTTAGAGTCGGTAATCGAGTCAAGAGGTGGTAAGATTGGTTCTGGTGTTTCTAAAAACACAACTTATCTTGTTATGAAGGCGGTTGGTAGTGGTTCTTCAAAAGAACTTAAAGCTATTGAATTGGGAGCTAAGATTATTACAGTTGAACAATTAGAAACATTATTGAAGTAATGGATGATTTTTATAAAAACACAAACAAAGATAGAAAAGCTTATAACAGATTTAAAATGATTTGTTATATTCCAATATATGGATTGATCGAAAGACACTATGCACTTTTTCTTAAAGAGTTTTGTACTATCAGTCCTATGTCATTCGATGAGAAAAACGAATGGGAATCTTTTGATAGAAGAGTACACTTCTTACAAGGTATTTATATAATCAGTATTTTATTTTTTATAATTTAGACAAATGAAGAATATATTAATTAACTTCACCTCACATGAAATGAATCAAGCTATTTTAGTAACTGATTTATCTAAGTTAGATGAGGAAATACCGGAGCAAAAATCAATTATAGATGCTATTATCTGGTCTATAAACCCAGATAGTTCATTTAAGGTTTTTGATTACCTAGAATGTGATAAAGATTATGGTGTCTTTGATACGAATGGGTATAGAATGCACAATATTTTACAAGGTATTTATGGATTTCCTAAGATGCCTTATACGGTTGAATATCAATTAGCAGTTAGATGTGATGTATAAATTTAAGATAAATAAATTCCAAGAGTCATTTGCTTTCTTATGGGATGGTAAAGACGAAACAATTGATTTAATTAATCAATACTTGAAAGAAGTAAAGGGTAATAATTGGTCAGCTGGTAGATGCTGGAATGATGAGACTAATAAGAATGATTCGGATCATCTTTTTATATCAGAAAGAAACGAACCATATACATCCAATACATTCTTTGGTCCCGACCAGTATGTTGTTCATACTGAGGGTGGATATTTTCACCCATATAGTAAAGATGATTTAGTTAGAAAAAATATAGAATTGATAGAATATGTTTAGTGATATAATAAAAGATTTAGAATCTATGATATCTAACCTGGATGAGCTAAAACGGCTAAAATCCATGGGAGGTGATTATACAACAAATATGGTGTCTAAGAAAGTCGAAGATGGTATCTTGGATAAGATACACACTGCCAATGATCACCAGTTAAATGTTATAATGAATAGTTATAGATTTAGATACTACACAGAATATAACAATAAAGAGGTCTTAAGAGGTGAAATACAAAAGAGAATTAGAGAACATAAATTAAAAGAAATATTAAATGGCAAAGAAGAATAAAAAACAATTTGTGTATAAACACAATACTACTGGTAAATATTTACAAATGTCCTATGTTGGTGACGGAGAAGTTTACCTTGATTTGGTTAAGGAAATAAATAAAGATTGTATTCTTGATCAAGAGTCTATGGATAATTGGCCAATTGAGGAAATAATTCAATGTGGTGATGAAGGTGCTGATGTTGATGGTGTTTGGATAGACTTTGAACCAGGTGATTTTACATCACAAGAAATTGAAGTTAAAATAACAGTAAAATAAGTAAAAATGATAGTAGTATTTACAATTATTGGATTAATTACCGGGTGCTTTATTGGGTATCAAATTGGTAAACCAAAAAAAGTAGTAAAGGATAAATATTCACGAAGGGGTTTATATAAAAGCGAGTATTCTGTATCTATAGCTGGTGTAAACAATGGTGATGTTCAAGTAGTATTTGAGGTTGGTGAGTTAGAGTCAACTGATACTTTATCTAAGATTGAAGTTATATCTGTTAAAACAAATAGATCTGAATATAACACTAGTCAACATGAACAGAAAAAGATGAAAACAATGATTGATCAATCATGGATAGATTCAAATTCTATACAATGGATAACAACACTTGCTGAAATACGAAATAATAAAATAGACGAAATATTTGGGTAATGGAGAATATATTCCCACATATTATGTATATTGCTGATACTGAATACAAGTATGACAGAAATCATATGTATTTAGGAGGAGAACCGCCTGAAAATGATAGTAGACTAACTATTGGTAAGAGATATATTTTACGAACTGTTATGTATTCTGAAAATGCTGATAGCTTAAATAGAAGAAGGGTTTGGGTTTGTTCAGATGATGAGAATAAAGGGAGGTTATGTCGAATTCATTTGAAGAACTTTGGTGAGATAGATGAATTGAGAGATAGAAAATTAAAACAGATAATTGATGAAAATAAATGATGCGATGAGACAAGTCTTCTCAGATTGTAAAATAAGACAAGCTGAGTGGCATTCAACTGGTCACAATAGTTCAATTACATATAAGGTAGAAATAACTATACCAAACAAGTGGGATGCTTATTTAAATCTAGAAGATGGCAAGGATAGTCAATTTACAAATTATAACGGTCCTTGTGGTCATATGAGAATAGATAATTACAATGCAAACAACATTGATGATTTATTAGTTATTAGAAAAAATGTTGAGGATTATATAAAACTAATGGAAATGATTTCTGATATACAAGAATCATCAAAGGATATTAAATCAAGTAGACAAAGGTTAAGAGATATTAAATTGGAAAAAATACTAAATTAAAATAATGAAAACAATAACACTGAATGATGAACAAGTAGAACTATTAAGTGAACTACTATCACTAGACATGGATAAAATCGGGTTCGATGATGATGAACAAGAAATACTAAACGAAATATCTGATAAATTAAAAATATGAAAGACAAAATAGAATACACAGAATTTCTTGAATTACAAAAGAAATTGGAGATTAAAGTAGGAACCGTTCTCCTTGTTGAGGATGTACCTAAAGCAAACAAGTTGATTAAATTAACTGTTAAGTTTGGAGAAGAAAACAGAACCGCTGTTACGAATATTAAACAAGACCTAACCGATCCAAAATCATTAGAAGGTAAGAGTTTCTTATTTTTAACAAATCTTAAACCATCCATTATGATGGGTGTTGAATCCACCGCTATGATTATGCCAGGTGAGATTGAAAAGGGATTTGGGATAATTACGGTTAATGGTGAAGATGGAGTAAACATTTTATGATATACAAAGTAGCTGATGGTGATGTATTAAAAATACTACCCATTCCTAGAAAAAACGGGAAGTTTGACCTGTGTAGGGTCACTTCCTGCGCCTTTATGGATAATAAAATGATATATGACTTAGATGAATCAAAAGGTTATTTAAGAAGAATGTGTTATTCCCATCGTAAAAATAATTCCAATTCAAGTCGTAATGACATACAATTGGTTAAACGGCACTTTTTTTGTGTATATATTGATGGGAAGGTTAAATTCATAAGTGTTGGTGCTAAATTAATGGATGTTATAACTGGGTATGATAAGTTTGATGTAAAGGATGACAATCACTTATTGATCAGTATTAAGATGATGAATGCTGGCAATAACATGCTTCCATCTTATGATAACTCTAAGATTATTAAAAGAGATTGGATAAAACCAGTTTCCAATATTAATGACCAAGAAGAGTGGTTAGTATGGATTAGAAATAACCAACCAGGATATTTGGAAGACTTCTTAGAAAGGAATAGTCTTATGAATAATATACCATCTGTCAGGAAGGCATTTGGTAGTGACCTTCTGTCAGAAATTATACAAGAGGATAGAGATAATAAATTAGAAAAATTGTTAAATAAAAATATATGAAAAATAAATTAAAGAAGTTGGGATATGGTGTTGCTACTCATTTCAATGAATTCAGTAATAAGTTTGAAGTCTATAAGATAGGAACTTATACACCAAGTGATCCATCAATTAACCCCGAATATCAAGTGGTTGCTAGAGATAAAAGTCTTAAAAAAGCTGTGAAAAAATACAGAAAATTAGGTAAATAATAGCCGTAGAGCCGAAACTTTTCTAATATATAAGTATATAATATTAATTAGACGGCAATAACAGGCATACAATATTGATGGTCATTTTGATCATCAACACAAAAAAATAAACGGCAAATTATGGAATCAAAAGCGATTTTATTTAGTGAACAAGAAAAAGTGTTTAGAGAAAGAACGGGTAAAGACTTCTCAACACTGTATGAAAAATATTACCCAAAACTAATCTACTTCACATCCAAAATGTGTAATGATCCTCAAAAGGCTGAGGATATCTCAACCGATTCTTTTCTGGTTGCTTTCGAGAAAATCGAAAAGTATGAAAAAGAAAAATCACAATTTTCAACCTGGCTATTTACGATAGCAAAAAATTTAGCACTTCAAAACATTAAAAACGAAAAGAAAACTATGTCACTTGATGTAGAGTTTGATGAAGAAGGAACTACAATGAAAGACTTTATCCAAGAGGATGAAGGAGACTCATATCTTCATGAGATATATGCTAAGAAGGCTGACGTTATGAAAAAACATATTTCTAAATTAAAGAACCCTTATAAAAAGGTTATTGAAATGAGAGAAATAGATAGAATGTCTTATAAGGACATATCTGACAAATTAGATCTTAATTTATCAACGGTGAAATCTCAAATTAGAAATGGCAGAGCTATTCTGATAAAAGAAAGTAAACAAGAATTTGATGAAATAGATGAAATGTATCTATAATATGTTTTACATCGGTAAAGATGATAGTTGGTACAATCGAGATATCCCAATTGAGGGATATCTCGTAAACAACTACGAAATATGGCCTTCACAGGTTGTGTTTGCTATTAATCTTAAATTTATAAACTTGGTCTTATTTAGACCTAAATTCACAAACAAACTTAAACTATTAAAAATAAAAAATAATGTCTGAAATATTAAAATTACCTAAGAATCGTGACTTATTCCTTACCAAACAAGTAGACCAATCATCTATCGGTGAGCTAACTCAAAAAATCATCGAGATAAACAAAGATGATAATCACTTATCAAAACTATACGCTGTATATAATTTAACCTATAACCCAGAACCAATTAAAATTTACATTGACTCATATGGTGGTCAAGTATACCAATGTTTTGGATTGCTTTCTGTAATGGAGAGATCTGAAACTCCAATCCATACAATTGTTACTGGTTGTGCTATGTCAGCTGGATTTATGATTCTTATATCAGGACATAGAAGATTTGCACACAGATTGTCAACTCCTCTTTATCACCAGGTTTCTGGTGGTGCTATTGGTACTGTTAAAGAGATGGAAGATAAATTAGAAGAAAGCAAAAGACTACAATCTCAATTAGAAGACATTGTTAGAGAAAAAACAAAAATAACTAAGAAGAGACTTAGAGAGATTTTTGAAACACAAAAAGATTGGTACATGACCTCCAAAGAAGCTGAAGAGTTAGGAGTTATTGACGAAATACTTAATTAATATGAATATAGAAATTCTTGGTAGACAAGCAATAGATAGAATAAAGTCCGAATGGGGTTTACCCAAGAGAGGCTTTATTGCCGGTGGATCATTGGCTAATATTATCTGGGAGTTGGTTTCTGGGAATAAAGCTATAGTAAACGATATTGATGTATTTGTATTTGGTAAATTAGTTGAAAAAGAAGATTCTGAAAAAGAAAGCTTATTTGATTATAGAGAAAAAGAACTAAATTACTATGAAGATTATACAGGTGTATGCTTTACAGCAGTAACCAAGGATTTCTATACCATATCTGAATCTACAAGAGATGGTATTTTTAATACTATTCTTTATGACTCAAATACCAAAGACCCATCACTTGTTTTAAAATCATTTGATATAAATTGCACAAGAATTGGATATTCAATAGAAGAAGATAAACTATATTGGACAATCGACTTTGAAGAGTTTATAAAAACTGGTGATATGAGAATTTGTAATATAATGACTCCTTCTCACACCGCTATTCGATTGGCTAAGAAAAGTAAAGAACTTAATGTTAAATTAGATACATTTGAGTTTGAACTTGTTCAACACACATTGAATAGGAAGTTCATGGATACCTTAAAGACTAGGTTCAAGGAAAGATATTTTGAAATGTATAAGTCAAATGAGGAATTACTTAAACCTTTTTTTAATATAGAAAGAGATTCTAATTTGGAAGCTTTTGTAAAAACCACATATAATGTTGAAGATAGTTTATATTATTTGGAACCTATTAATAACATAGTCAGGGAATCAGATCCATTTGATGATTTATTTACCATAACAAGTATAAAAAATATATTTGATGATGATAATCTTATGTGGATATTCAGATCAAACGACTTCCTATTCTATATGAGAAACATATTCGGTAATAAGGAATTGTCTGATATATGGAAGGATATTTATTACTTTTGGAAGGATGATGAATATATTGATAGAGAGGTTACAAAAGAGGATATAGATTTACTTTCCAAGTTTGCTAAATATGCTCCAAGTTCTATAAACAATCTAAAAGGAATGAAATTATCCGAACAGATTAATATAATTAATAAATTTTTGGATAAATTCAAAGATGATCCAATTATAGCTATATCTATATTAGAGAATATAAAATTAGACAAGGATATAGTATTGGATGACCAGATGGCTCTATTATTAGAATTATCTGTTAGAAAAGAAATAATAAATGATACAAGAGGTAAAGTTAGGAATATATTAAATATTGGAGGAGAACCACCAATAGATGTTATGCCGTTCTAAACTTTTATAGATTTATATTATATAATAAAAAAATATTAAAATTATGATAGCTTACGTTACTGAATTAACAAATGATAATTTCAAAGAATTCGTATCAAATGATTTAGTTCTTGTTGATATATGGGCAGTTTGGTGTGGTCCTTGTAAAATGATTGCTCCTATTGTTGATGAAATTTCAAATGAATACCAAGGAAAACTTTCTGTTGGTAAATTAGACGCTGATGCAAACAGAGATATTGTTACTGAACTTGGTGTTAGAAATATACCTACCTTACTTCTTTATAAGAATGGTGAGTTAGTTAAAGATGCTGAAGGAAATATAGAGAAACTAGTTGGTTCTATTTCCAAACAGAAGTTAGTTGAATTTGTTGAGAAACACTTATCCTAATGGACAACATAAACTACATTTTTGACTTAATTCAAAAGTCAGATGTTACTCTTATTGGTTATACATATAGAGTAGAGAATATTAAAGATGAAATTATTTCCAAAATGCCATGTTATAGATTGGGGGAAATAAATTCATCTTTTTCGTTTAAGGCATATATGAGAGATATAAAAATTAATCAAATTCTTGATGATTTAGCTTATTTCAAATATATTGTTTTAGATATTGCTGATGTTAGAGTTAGTAGTGATGATGGTGTATTAAACCCATTGAGTCGAGTTAAATTGATAGAACGTTTGATATCAAATATCAGACAAGATAAGTTATGTAATGAGGCTTTTGGTAATTATTTAGGTTCAGACTTTGATGATCCAGAAAGTCACGTTGAGGAAAAGTTTGAAACCCCTTATAAGTTAATTATTACAACTCCATTGTATAAACAACCATCGAATGAACATGATATTAAAAGCTTCACAGGCGGTAGTAAGTCATTGTATATGGCTGATTTCGCATTTGTTATAAAAGAACCTAAACTATTAACCAAGTCAAACATAAAAGTAATTAAAAACAGACACGATTATGAGAGAGATAATATTTCTCTTGATGGTCTTAAAGAATATAAATACAATGAAATTAGCAACAAATAGAAAAGCATATTTTGAATTTTTCGTAGTAGAAGAATTCGATGCGGGAGTAGTACTTATCGGAAATGAAGTTAAATCTATGAGAAAAGGTGATGTTACTATTTCTGATTCATTTGTATATTTAAAAGATGGTGAAGTATGGGCTAAGAATGTAAAAGTAGCTAGATACAAACAATCATACGCTGCTGATAAACACGATGAGAGTAGGGATAAGAAATTACTTTTAAGTAGGAAAGAAATAAACAAAATTGAAAAATTAACACAAGATAAAGGTACAACTATTGTGCCTCTTAGTATTTTTACATTACATAATAAGATTAAGATTAAAATTGGAGTGGTAAAGGGTAAGAAACTTTACGATAAAAGAGAGACTATTAAAAAGAGAGATGTTGAAAGAGATCTCAAGAGAAGTATGTAAAAAATAAATAATCAAATGGATCGAAGTAAAAAACTTGAAGAAGTTATAGATAGTTTAGAAAAGTCAACAACAGAAGAAGAAATAGTTAAGAACCTAACTAAAATAGTTAAAGGATTTAATGTTTCTCTTTATAAGAAAAGAATCTTGTCAAATCCATATTATAAATCCTTAATATCTGATGTTAAAGATGAAGTTAAAAAGGAAATATCAATTATTAGAGAATCAATTGTTGAAGAGATAACTGAAATTGATAATGAGATAAGTAAACCAGATAACAAATATCTTGATAAATTAAAGGATCTTAAACGTGAATGTGTCTCCTTACTATATGAAATAGATGAACGTGAGAAAGATATAAATAAACTTATCTAAATAACGTATCAATATATTTATCTAAATTATTCAAAGATTCGAGAACTTGAGTTCTTTCTGATTTACTAGTTCTGTTAAATCTACTAGTTGTATCACCTATTTCTCCATAAGAACCCATATATTGCATGTGTTCTACCCAATCGATATAGAACTCACTTTCATTTTCCATTATTTGTTTAATAGACCTCATTTTATAAAGAATCATCTTCAAGTCTGCTATTGTATTAACTGGTAACTTTGATATATTTTCTGTTATTTTTTTACCTATTTCAAAAACCTTATTACATATTTCAAGTAATTCTAATCTTGGATTGGTTCCATCTCTGAGTGTCCCAAATCTACTATCATTTTTCTCATCTTTGTAATATTCTATTAAATCAGTCAAAGTACCTGATAGTTTATTCCTTTTTTTAGATGATTCATTATATAGTCTTTTATATTTATCAAGCACATCTGTATAATACTCTTCAATATCATCATCAGTATATTCATCTATATCTTTATGTATAGATATCAAAGAAGATAAATCAGATATAAAATCATTTAGACCATTAGTATATCCTAATCGTATTGATAATAAAGCAAATTCTCCTTGTAATAACATTGTTATTACTTTGTTTAAGTTAACAGGATTAAATTCATTTTTACTTACACCTAATTTATTAAGTAGTTGAGAAGTATATTTCTCTATATTAGCCCTTCTAACATCATCATCTGACATTAATCTAGAAGCACCTTCTCTAGATTCCATTCTTTCTTTTGTTTTAACAGATGGTTTTTTATATTCAGAGTTTATCATTTCATCAAAATTTAGAATAATGGCAAAATCAGCTTCTTCTATTCTTTTAGGTTCTGATATAGTACCAGACCCTTGATTACCCCAAGATGTTATTTTACCATCTGGACTTACTGGTAGATTGTAATCAAATGGATTTATAGCTTTAGAAGAAACTTCTTCTTGATAAACTCTAAGTGGTTCATCATCATAAATATACTTGTGTAATTTCTTATGATCGATTTTAGGCTTTCTAGGAGTACCCATACCCCATGAATAAGTACCATATTGTCTCCAATTACCATCATATGGTGCACCACCAGATTCTATATTTTGTATTCCAAATATTTGGCCTCTCTCATCGTCTATCCATATAGTCGTTTTTCCTAAGTCACTTAAATCTGTATATCTACCAACATACATTACACAAACATCTAAATGATTTAAGCTAAAATAATCCTTTACTGGTATAAGTTTTCCTTTATTTTCTAAAATATTACTTGAGAGTATATAATTTATTTCTCCTTCGGTAAATGGTTCATTTATTTTCTGCTCCTCAGAACCTCTTTCAAAGTTAACCTCTTTATTTCCTACAGCACTATATCCAAGATATCCTTTTTCAATTGAGAACCAGAATTTAATATGTGAAACACCGTAATCATTTTTAGCTGATTCAGTATTTCTAAATAATAGAGCATCTTTCTTTGGCATATAATCCATCCACTTATCATCAATAAGATCAATTGGATAATCATATTTATCTTTTATCTTTTTAAGTCCTGATAAAAAGCTATTTCTTTGTGATTTACCAATCTTTTTCTCTATGAATGATAGAGTTTTAGAAATAGTACCAGAAGAGAAAGCCTCATAAACTAGTATGTGTTTGAATTTTTTCATAGTAATATAGATATATATTAAAATTCGTTTTTTTATTTTAAACTTTTCTCCTATATTTGTATAAATAATTACGAAGTTAGATAGTCAATATGAATCAATTTAATTCATGCGTAAAAACATCACAGACGTAAGTTTGTGTGAGACTTCTAATGTTTATTGTAGTAAGTAGCTGTTAAATAAGTTAATATCCTTAATAAAGACAGTGAACTACCCTGTACATACTATATATGATATGTAAGGATATAAGTACCGATTGGTGTTGGTGATTGGTACTTCAAATATAAACGATAAACCCAGCACTATGAAGATTGAAAACGAGCAGAATGGTAACACTGCTCAACCAAGGGATAACTAGACACGATCGAAAATCCTTTAAGAGGTAAGTCCAAGTGATTAGATCACTAAAAGTTAAGGTAAGGTTATAGGCTTTCGACCATACTTAGCAGAAGTTCCAACAATCTTTTATTGATTGAAATAAAGTTAAAACAAAAATAAAATGACACTAAAAGAAAGAGTAAATGCTGACTATATAAAGGCATTTAAAGAAAAGAACACAGTTGTAAAGAATTTACTATCAGTAGTAAAAGGTGAGATTCAAAATGTTGAAAAATTACCTGCTAATGATAAAGACTGGGGTTCTCTTAAAAATTCAGAAGGTATTTTTGACGCTGGTGTTGTTAAGATTCTTAATAAGACTGCTAAGTCTTTGAAAGAAGTTAATGATGAAGAATCAAAATTACAACTTGTAATTGTTGAGTCTTATCTACCTAAATTGATGTCAAAAGAAGAAGTTACTGATAAAGTAACAGAGCTTGTAAATTCTGGTATTACCCAAATTGGTTCTATTATGAAAGAATTTGCTGGTCTTCAAGTTGATAAGAAAATGGTTTCAGAAACTATAAATGAAGTAATTAAGAAATAATGGCATTAAGAAACAACGGAATAATTACCGAAAAAGAATATGTTGGTAAAACATTAGAAGAAGCTACAAAGTATGCAACTGATGGTGGTTTTACTATCAGAATAGCTGAAAAGGATGGTACATCATTTATGCTCACAATGGATTTCAGAACAGATAGAATTAATTTCAGAGTTAAGAATGGGTTAATAACAGGAGTTTTCGGGGGATAAAAAAATATTTCAAAATATTTTTGGCAGATTAAAAACTTCTTCATACATTTGTAATAGAAATAAAAGTTAAAAGAATTTTAAGAAAAATTCAAAAATAGTAAAAAGGGACAAAAAAAGTTTAATATATAATACAATGAGAACAATAAATAAACATAAGCATTTTAGTAAATCAAACAAGTGGTTTAGAAACCAAGTGTTCGGTGCTAAAGGCGTATTGCTCTCTGTTAAAGTAGAAATGTAAAAACAGAATAACAATATAAGGTCTTAAACCCCGAACGAACAGTTCGGGGTTTTTTTATTTTCAAGTGGTTTAACACATAAAAACAAACAAATTTTATGAAAACAATTATGATTATCGAAAATGAAATTCAAAACCTGAATGTGGTTAAAATCGAGAATATTGATCAGTTTACTGATAAGTATCTTGGAAAAGATGGAGTAATTCCAAATCTGTATATGACAATTGTGTCAAAAGAGAAAGGAATAAATTCATCAGATTGTTTGAAGATGTTGATGGAATTAAGATATAAGTTTAACGTAATTGTTAAAGAGTATAAATCTAAGTTTGATTGACTGAATATATGGTGTCGTTAGTGTTAGCGGTAAGTGGTGATTAAGTTCACTCAGCATGTAACCCTGTGAAGGTTATGGCACGGGTTCGAATCCCGTACGATACCCCTTGACTTTTTTGACTTTTTGAACTTAATATATAGTTAAACGAAAAGTCAAAAAATGAAAAATGAAAAAGTAAGGTATTACTTTTTATATAAAACAACTAATAAGTTAAATGGTAAGTTTTATATAGGAGTACATAGTACCACAAAAATGAATGATGGATATACGGGTTCTGGTAAAAGACTTAGATATTCAGTAAGAAAATATGGAAAGGAGAACTTTGAAATTGAGATATTAGAATTTTTTGAAAATAGGGAACTTATGTTTGAAGCTGAGAAAAACCTTGTTAATACAGATTTGATTAAAGAAGAATTGTGTATGAATCTAAAGGTTGGTGGTATTGGTGGATGGACTAAAGAACAGCAGATTTTGAATTCTATTAAATCAAATGATAGAAAGAAGTATCTAAGAGAAAATGACCAAGATTGGAGGGAAAATGAAAGAATTAGAAATATAGAGAATATAAAGTCTTCATATGATAATGGTGTTAGAGAGAAGAGACAACCACTTAATTGGACGGGTAGAAATCACAAAGATGAGACTATTCATAAAATGAGAAAGTCTAAAAATAATGGATGTAGTAATTCTCAGTATGGTACAAAATGGATAAGTAAAGATGGTAAGATACTAAAGATAAAAGAATATGAACTTGAATCATATCTATTAGATGGATGGATACAAGGAAGAAAAGGAGCCTAAGCTAATCAGGTGAAAGCACTAGACTGAAAATCTAGGGAGCCCGGATCGATACCGGGAGGCTCCACAAAATATATGGTGTATGTAGCTCAATCGGTAGAGCGTTGGTTTGTGGAACCAAAGGTAGCGGGATCGTAACCCGTCATTCACCCTAGTTATGGGACTATTTTATAATTTTTATCGACTTGGCACTTTTCAAGGAACGTAATAAAATTAATTTGTGGCAGTAGCTGAGTTGGTTCCGAAAGGTTTAGCGCTTGGTCTGAAAAACCAGAGACATCGGTTCGAATCCGATCTGTCACACAAAAATAAAATGCACTCGCTCATTGGCGTGACCAGCCGGTTCCAACCCGGTAAAGCGTAAGCGTGGTTGTAGATTCGAATTCTACCGGGTGTGCAAAAAACAAGTAGTGACTAAGAGGGTTACTTCGCTTTTAACGACAACAACACTCTCTTGATATTTCTCTTGTTTATACACGCGATACAGACAAGGTGTCGGTCAGGTCTCCAAAACCTCGATGGGTGGGTTCAATTCCTACATCGCGTGCTGATGTTCGTGTCTTTTTTAGATGTTTCGAACTTAATATATAAAAGAAAATTTTGTATATGAAAGAGGAAATATTAAAATTAAGAAATGAAGGAAAGAGTTATAGTGAGATAAAAGAAATATTAAAATGTTCTAAATCTACAATATCTTATTATTGTAGTAGTGGACAAAAAGAAAAAACAAAAAATAGAACAAGGAAAAGGAGAAAAAATTTAATACTCTTTAAACTTGAGGGATTTAAAAATAGAAAAAAAGAAAGATATGTTAAAGAGAGTGTAAGAAAATTTCAAAAAAGAGACCTTAGTGTAAAGGGACAAGTCAATAAAAATATTGAGGAGACATTTAGCTGGGTTGATATTTTGAATAAATTTGGTGAAAATACTTATTGTTATTTATCTGGTGTTGAAGTAAACCTATATGAAAACAATTATAACTTTGATCATATTACACCAGTTAGTAGGGGAGGTAATAATACTCTTACAAACTTGGGAATACTACACGAAAACGTAAATAGAATGAAGTCTGATATGACACCTGATGAATTAATGGAATGGTGTAAAAAAATATTAGAATTCAATGGATATAAGATAAGTAAAAATGACTAAGATAAAGATTAAAAATATGAAAAGTAAACGTAAATATAAACGATAAGTAATAGTTCCACCAGTTTATGGAATTATTACAACAAAAATGATTCCGTAGCTCAATTGGTGGAGCACCTGGCTTTTAACCAGGGGGCTGAGAGTTCAAGTCTCTCCGGGATCACAATAAAATGTGTCCGTAGGTAAGTGGCTTAAACCACCAGACTTTTAATCTGACGAGAGAAATCTCAATCGTGGGTTCGAATCCCACCGGGCACACTAAACATAACAATGTTTCTGTCGCTCAGCGGTCGAGAGCATCGGTCTTTTAATCTGATAGAGGGAGTTATCCCCCATCGTAGGTTCGAATCCTACCAGGAGCACAATAAAATATGACTCCGTCGCATAGCGGCGATTGCAACAGACTCTTAATCTGTTTGATTAAATTCACACCGTGGGTTCGAGTCCCACCGGGGTCACAAAAAAGAATAGTTATGAAATATTTAATTGGAATCCAGCCAACTGGAAGAATACATATAGGTAACTATTTAGGTTGCTTAAAGAAAGGACTTGACTTACAAAATCAAGGACATGATGTTACTTTTCTAATCGCTAACTATCACTCATTAACAACTGATAGTTATACTGATGAAACTGAGAAGGAACTAATTAGACTTGGTTGTAAAAATATTAAAAGACAAACTCCTGAATATACAGAGTTATTTTTCAAACTTTGTTGTAAGATAAATTTGGCAACATTACAGAAGATGCCACAATTCAAGGATAAGAAAGGTACTGTTGATTTTGATATGGGTATTTTATTATATCCTGTTTTAATGACAGCTGATATTATGATGAATGATCCAGATGTTGTTATAGTTGGTAAAGACCAAGTTCCACATTTAGATTTGTGTAATGATATTTCTAAAAGAGTTGGTGGGAAAGAATATAAGTATGAATTTGGTGATGTTGATAAAATAATGTCTTTAAGTGATCCTACTAAAAAAATGTCTAAATCACTAGGTGAGAAACACGTTCTCTATTTATTTGATGAAGACTACAAAAAGAAAATAAGAAGTGCCAATGCGAATGAAGAGGGTTTAGAAAATCTTAAGAAACTTGGAAGAAGCCTCGGAGTCGATATTGATCAATATACACTGAATGTTGAATTAAAAGATGCAATTGCTCAGAAGATGGAAGAAATTTTTATCTAAAATGAGAAAAAACGAATTTTGGACTTAATATATAAAGTATGAAAAACGTATTTAATTTTGCAGACTTTATAACAGAGGAACTTAAAAAGCTTCCTACAACTTACAACTTCTCTAAGAGTGAAGCTGAAGATAAGAAACATGATAGACTAGCGGCTAAGAAAAAAGATGGTCATGCTTGGAAAAAGAATGTTTCTAAACACGGTAAAGAATCGAAGACCGAAAAATACACTTGTGAGTGTGGGTACAAGAAAACCGTTGTGAATGATGAGAATAAGAATGTTACAATAACATTAAATAATATGATAAATAACTGGAAAAAGTTCAACGAGGATAAAAAAGAGGAACTATGGACTCCAAATGAAGTTAAAACTCTAACGGATTTAGGATTTACTAGAGAAGGTAATATTTTCAAAATGGTCGAAAAACTCACATCATATATTATTGAAAAAAATAGCATAGATAAATTTACTATTAAAGGAAGATTTCACTCATCTAGAGGTCATTTTAATCAGAGCGAGATGAAATTAAAAAGAGGTATTAATTTTAATGATATTAAAAAAATAGATAATATTCTAAATAAAGTAAAGTTGGATATCAAAAATTCACCCAGAGTATATTCCGGTAATGGATAAATTAAAAATAAATTAGGTTAAATAAAAAACAATTACTATATTTGTAGTATAAATAAAGAAAATGAAAACAACTATTAAAAATACAAGTTCGCGTAGTCGCTCGAGTAAATCGAGTGAAGTTCGACTGTATTCATAATAGGTATATAAACATATTGTGGAAACCCTCGAACTTAACTGTTTGAGGGTTTTTTGTTTTAAACATTTGGAGGTACCCAGTTGACAGAGGTACACCGTCTTGAAAACGGCTAGGTCGGTGAAATTCCGGCGTGTGAGTTGAACTCTCGCTACCTCCGCAAATGGTTCCATCGTTCAATTGGATAGGACACTCGGCTACGAACCGAGAGACTTGTGGGTTCGAATCCCTCTGGAACTACAAAATATAAGGAAGGTTGGCAGAGAGGTCTATTGCACCAGTCTTGAAAACTGGAGGTCCTTCGGGATCCGTGAGTTCGAATCTCACACCTTCCTCTAAATGGAAAAAAAACTAACCGGGGAGTTAGCAACGCTTGGAAAGCGTTTGGGTCGTTAATTCGACTGGGGATCGAGACCTCTTTTTTCCGCATAATATGGAAGATTGTCAGAGTGGTTTATTTTGCTTCTTTGCTAAAGAAGTGGGTGTAACAGCCCCACAGGTTCGAATCCTGTATCTTCCGCTACCTGGTGAGGGAGATTGCCTAATTTAATATATAGATAAAATATATTCTATTATGTACTCTTGTGATAAGTGTGATTTTTCAACTGATAGTAATAGTGAAATAGCTAATCACTATAAGTATAAACACATCGAAAAATGTGTTTCTGAATGTGAAAAATGTGGCAAGGTGATTAAATCAAATGGTGGTATGAAATATCATTTGAAAAAGTGTAAAGGACCTAAAATAAATAAGTCCAAAACTTGTGAAAAGTGTGGTTTCCTAATCAAGCAAAATTTTGAAAAACACTTCAATTACTGTGATGGTAGAGGACCAAGGAGAAGTAGACCAAAGGTTGGACTTGGTTGGTCTAAAGGCTTGACTAAATTTACGGATGAGAGAGTTATGAGGATAAGTGAAGGCATGAAAAATAGTAAATATGAACACATTGCTCATAACCATAGTAAGGAAACAAGGGATAAGCTCAGTAAGCTAATGATTGAGCGATATGCTAATGGTTGGGAGTCAACAGCTGGTAGATGTGAAAAGATAGAATATCTTAGTAAGATTGCTGGTAAGATTAAAGTGGATGGTAAATGGGAGTTAAGAGTTGCTGAATATTTAGATAAAATAGGAGTTAATTGGATTAGAAATAAGAAAAGATTTAAATATTTTAATAATATTAAAAATAAAAATTCAACATATTGTCCTGATTTTTTTGTTATTGATTGGGACTTTTATATAGAAGTTAAAGGATATAAAACCGAATTAGATGATATTAAGTGGGGTCAATTTCCATATAAATTGGAAATTTGGGACAAGAAAAAATTAATATCAATAGGTATAGACGTTAGATATAGAAGAAAAAAAATTAAGGCTAATTAGTGTAGTGTAATGGATAGCACGATTGCCTTCGAAACAATTAGTATAGGTTCGAATCCTATATAAGTCACAAAAATTTAGTATATTTGCTAAATAAAATATTTAAAAAGATGGAAACAACAAGTATAACACAAAAACCAGAAGTAACGACAGATTCGTTTTTCAATTTAGACATTAGATTTTGTAAAATCGAAGATGTTGAAGACATTTTGAAGAACCCAAAAAAAGAATTTGACCCTATTGATAACCCTGTTAAGGCTTACAAATTAACAGTCGATACAGGATTTGATAAGAGAGAAATCGTTACTAATATTGTTCACTTCCCTAAAGAAGTACTAAAAGGAACGGTTACTACTTTTATATTAAACTTCCCAGAGGCTCTTATTAGAGGTGTTAAATCAAAGGGAATGATATTTATGATTGATAATAGTCAGTTAGTGACCAATGGTCAACTTGGACAAATAGTAGTTTAAAATGGAAAATGTAATAGGCATATGTCCAATATGTGATAGGGAAATGTGGAAAGGTCATTCAATTGATAGACACCACTTTTATCCTAAGTGTAAAGGTGGTAGGGAAACCGAGTGGACTCATAAGATATGTCATCGTAAAATTCATTCAATATTTGAAGAGAGTGAATTAGCTAAAGAATATAATAATGCTGAGATTGTTAGAACACATCCAGAGATTATTAAATTCGTAGAATGGGTATCTAAGAAGGATCCTGATTTCTATGATAGAACTGATACACACAATAGGAAAAGAAGAAGATAATGGTAGTAATTGTAAAAATAAAAGTAGTTTATGCTGGTCTTATGAGGTCCAAAACATATGCCGAGAATGGTAGTATTGTTTGGATATACAATTCACTTGATGAATCTTTACACAAGGGTAGTCAGATATCAAGACGTTCAATGGAAAGATGTGGTTATAAACATATGAGAATTGGTAAAGAAACCGACCAATATAGTATTGACTTATCATTTAAGGGTGAAAAGGATATTATTTACTCAGCAATTGAAAAACAAATGAGACCTTTAGTTAGGGATAAATTATTAACAGAAATATTAAATTAAAATGGAATCAATATATTTAAGACATAGAAGAGGAACTCCTTCATTTGAAGGAACATTAGTATTATTACAAGATTTAGTTGCATCAAGATTGATGCCTGGATTTAGAAGAGTTTGGGTACAAGGTACTAACTCAGGTAGATCTACTTTACTTTTTACTATCTTCGAAGATGGTAGAGATTATAGAATGGAGTTTATGCCAATTGGTTTAAGACAATTTAGACCAAATGTATCAACTGATGCCGAATTCGAAATGGAAATGGTATTAATTGAAGAAGTAATGGAACGATTAAGAACTGGTCCTTTATCAGGAGTTATAACAGATAGAATTTAATTCTATCTGTTTCTTAATTCATTAGTTAGTTTTTTAAGAATCTCATTAAATTTTTTAGCACCAACACTATCTTTATTAACCATAGCTCGGTCAAAAAGGTCTTCTGTCCATTTTATTTTTGATTTTAATTCATCAGTAGTAATATTTTTATATGTATTAACCTCTGACTCAATAGGTTTTGACTCAATAGATTTTTTATCTTTTAACTCAATAGGTTTTTTATCTTTTAACTCAATAGGTTTTTTAGATTCAGTAGGCTTATTAACTTCCTTTGATGCAAACATTTTTTCAAGATACATATAAATATATTTTCTATATCTCTTAATAATCTTCTCATCACAATTTCCTTTTATATCATTCCATATTTGTCTGAATTGACCTTGACTTCTACCTTTATCTAACTCATTAAATGCTCTATTTATATTATCAGAAATCTTAAATAGATCATTAGCTATCGACCACGAAAATGCCATTACCTCTTCTTTATTTGAAAAATATTCCTTTTTAATAGTTGGATTAGGCAATACATAACTTATTACCTTTTTTCTATCATTCTGAGAAGCATGTACTCTTTCATGTCCTATTATATCATCAACTATCTCTTTGAAATTTGGAATCATATGAATTATACTTTTAACACAAATAACAAACATAGGTTTCTTTCTCATTGGATTAAATAATGCAAAGAATGGAACTCTTCCATTATTAGGAGGAGCAGTCTTTTTATCAGCCTCATTTAGTGAATCATAAAACTCATTATATTCAACAACGTCAAATTCATTCTTCTTACCATACTCAACAAGACTATTAAAGTCATTAAAGTTTCCAGTATTTATACCACTCGGCATTATAACCGCCTCAAATAATCCAAATTTCTTAATATATTTCATTAACTATATATTAATTTTTTTTTTTTGTTATTAAAACTTTTTGTATCTTTGATTAAAGAATTTTAAATATAATTATTATGGAAAATATGACTATGACTTTTTATGATTGGATAAATTATATTAACTTATCACCATTTGATAAATGGGCTTATCCTACTAAATACATAATAAATCCAATAAATCCAAAAGAATCATCATTTGATAAATGGGCTTATCCTACTAAATACATAATAAATCCAATAAATCCAAAAGAATCATCATTTGATAAATGGGTTTATTCAGCATCTAACCCAGAAAAATAAATAAAGGTTATATTTAGTGATATATAGATTATGAAAGTAATTAATATATTATTATACCCTATTCGTTCTTATGTAAATTGGCGAATAAAAACTCGAACAAATTTTTGATAATTAAAAAAAATGTCCTACATTTGTAATCAGAAAATAAACTATTTAAAAAACTAATATATAACTAACGTAATGAAAACTTTGCACACATATAAAATTCGATTGACTGGGTACTAACCCAGCTTAGCATTTATATGTTTAGCCCAGTCAATTAAAAAATTGACTGGGTTTTTTATTTTAAAAAATTAAACATAGAAAATGAAGGTAAAACAACAAACAAGAGAAAAATTCCGAAAGGATGTCTTTGATAGAGATAATTATAGATGTGTAGTATGTGGTAAGGGAGATGTCAAACTTGATGCTCATCACATAACAAATAGAAAACTGATTCCAAATGGAGGGTATGTAAAAGAAAACGGAATAACCCTCTGTGATACTTATAATGGGTGTCACTGGAAAGCCGAACAATTCAATTGTGGATACACAGAAGATTATATCATCAAGACAAAAGGTAATGAATTAGAACCTTTTAGAGCTTCTAATTTGTATAAGCTAATTAACTCAAGTTATGAGTTGGCTTACAAAAAATCAGAAAAGTTATGAAAGCAAAAGATGATGTTTGGTACGAACAAAAAATTGAAAGTATCAAAAAAAGAAAAAGAAAGCTCCACATTATTCAGGAGCCAAAAGTTAGAAATAGAATGAAAGCAGATCTTAAACGCGAACAAAGAGGGGCTAAGAGATCATCTAAAAATTCTATGAAGAGATGGATTGATGATGAAATCAACGGATTAAATAACGATTAATCCGTTTATAAAAAACAAATAGAAATTATGTCAAAATGGTATGAAAGAGTAAGACGTAGAGATGAAAGTAAGAATGGTAAGAGATTCTATACTGAACTTGATATGGCTGAAATAAAAAGAATGGAGTCAGTAGCTAACTCAGAAGTAAAAAGAGGCTTAAGAAAAAATAAACCAAACTACTATTCAGTTTGTGGATGTGGAGCAGAAGGATGTTTCATTATCTCATATTCAGAAGGTAAGTTATATGAAAAAAGAAAATAATATGAAAGCATATCCTAAAATAGAATATTTTAATAAAGGTTTCTTTGGAGATACTGTTTGGGCTTTTGATAAGCTTGATGGGTCTAACCTTAGAATGGAATGGAATAGAAAACGAGGTTGGTATAAGTTTGGAACTAGAAACGTTATGATAAACGAAAATGATCCTAACTTCGGTGAATCAATTCCAATCTTTATGGAAAAATATTCAAGTGATTTAGAAAGAGTATTCAAGAAAGAATATTCTAATATAGAAAGTGTAGTTGTATTCTGTGAGTTTATCGGTGATAACTCATTTGCAGGGAAACATCTTCCCGAAGATAAAAAAGACGTTGTTCTTTTTGATGTGAATCTTTATAAGAAAGGATTTATCACACCAAGAGATTTCGTTGATAACTTCGGACATCTTCATATACCCAATGTGGTATATAAAGGCGAGTATAATGAGACTTTAATAAGGGATGTAAGAAAAAACATCTGGGGTCTTAAAGAAGGAGTAATTTGTAAAGGAGTAAGAAAAACAAAAGGAGACGAATTAGTTTGGATGACAAAAATCAAAACAATCGAGTGGTTAGATAAAGTAAAAGAACTATTTGGTGAAAAAGGTCTCTTAGAAGAATTAAATAACGATAAAAAACTATTAAGCTATGGAAATTAAATTAGAGAATACCTACAAAGGAACGAGAATACTTTTTGCTGAATCAGCTAAAAGAAAAAGAGAAATATTAAATAAAATGATTGAGATACTTGAATCATATGGATACCAGGAAATTATGATCCCTGTTATTCAAAAACAAGAAACATTCCAATCAAAAGTCGGTGATGAAAACAGAAACATGATGTTTAACTTCAAAGATAGAGGTGATCGTGATTTGTGTTTGGCTCCCGAATATACTGCTGTTGCTCAGTCTTTATCATCTAACTTTTTTAAGTTCAAAAAGGATATTAAAATGTTTTATATTGGTGAGTGTTTCCGTGGGGAAAGACCACAATCTGGTCGGTTTAGACAGTTTACTCAATTTGGTGTTGAAGTATTGAATCCTAGCGTTGATTACACACCAGAGCTTATTGAGATTTCAAAGAAAATGATAGAGTTGTTTACTTATAACTATGTGATTAATTTGGATGTAACAAGAGGTCTTGACTACTATGAAGAGGGAAAAGGATTTGAAATATCTTGTACAGAATTAGGATCATCTAAACAAGTTTGTGGTGGAGGTGTTTATGAAGGTGGTGTTGGATTTGCGGTGGGAATAGATCGGTTGCTGATGATTAAGTAATTTGTTGAAGTTTATTTTTAATATATATTAAAAATAAACTTCAACAATGAGAATAGAAACATTTAGATTAAGAATATTAGCATATGCAAAGAAAATAAGATCGATAAACCTATTGGGTGGAAAATGTAATAGATGTGGTGAAGATAATATTCATAAGTTATGTTTTCATCATATTAATAGTGATGAAAAAGAAATTGAAATAAATAGAGCCAAATATCATAAATGGTCAACTTTAGAGGCTGAGGTATCAAAATGTGAACTATTATGTCATAATTGTCATATAGAACATCATTTTGGTGATGATTCCAATGATTTAAGATTTAAAAATAATAAGAGGTTATTTTTAGAATATAAAGGTATATCATCTTGTCAAAGATGTGGGTATAATAAATGTAATGAATCATTACATTTTCACCATAACAACGATAAGTTATTTACCCTAGCCAAGGTTTCTGTTAATCATAGGTCATTGAGTGAGGTTGGTATTGATATTATTAATGAATTAGATAAATGTGATGTTCTATGTGCTAACTGTCATTATATGGATCATGTAGATGTTGATTTTTATGATGCTAATAAAAATAAGATAGAATCTAAAATTCTAAATATGAGAGAAAATACTCCGAAAATTGATAGAGAGTCAGTTTATGATATGTATTTTAATAAAAAAATGAGACAAATAGATATCTCTAATTACTATAATTGTGATAGAGGAACTATTTGTAAAATAATTAAAGAATTAAAGAAATTATGAATACAAAGAAAAGATTAAAAAATTTATATAATATATCACCTACTTATCCGAGGATTCCTCATTTAGATAAGGCGATATCAAATATGACTCATGATGATATTCAACTTGAGTCTAACATAGAGTTCCCTCTAACAGGATGGGTACAAGAGAAAATAGATGGGGCTAATATGGGTGTGTCTTGGACAAGTGGACCTGTTCTTAGAAATAGAAATAATATTCTAAAGAAAGGTTATATGGATAAAGAAACTCCAGCTAAACTACAATTCAGACCAGCTTGGAACTGGTTACACGAGCATGGTAAAGATATTAGAGAAGTATCTAATGTGGTGATGTCACCTATAACAATTTATGGTGAGTGGATGAATTTTAAACACTCTTTATTTTATGACAATCTACCTGATGTTTTTTTAGCATATGATATATGGTTAGTTGAAGAGGGAAGATTTTTGGATGCTGATGTTGTTGAGTCACTACTAAGTAAGACATCTATTAAATATATTAAGCCAATTAAAATGACTTTTAACTCGATATTGGATATTGTTAAATATTCGGAGGGTCAATCAAGTTACAGAAATGGTAGAAAAGAAGGAATTGTAATTAGAACAAATGATAATGTATTTAAAGTTGTCAATAGATTCTTTGAAAGGAGAGATGATTTTAATCTAAGTGATCCTATCAAAAATAGGATAAAATCGGTATAGTGGTTATGAGCTAATCATAACTTAATATATAATCTATGAAAAGATGTAATAGATGTGACTTAGATAAAATAGAGAATTCATTTAATGGTGATATTTGTAAAACCTGCTTTAGAAAGGAATCCAAATATAATAAAACATGTAATAAATGTAAAAATAGAAAGCCTATATCTCTATATGTGGATGGTTCGAAGATATGTTTTGATTGTATTGACAAAGAAAAACTTGAAATATTAGAAGGTATGAGGATATGTTCTAAATGTGATGTTAAGACTGATATTAATAGATTTAGTAATAAATCAAATATTTGCTTCAATTGTGTAAATAATGATAGATATCGTAGAATAGAAAGTGGATTATCAAAAAAATACCCTACTAGTGTTAAAAAGATGAAAGAGTGGAGGAAAAACAATAAAGAACACCTATCTGAATATAGAAGAAAATATAGTAGTAATAAATATAAGAATGATATAGACTATAAGCTTACAGTGATTTGTAGATCATTCCTAAGAAGATGTTTCTATTCTAAAGATGGTCAAAGAACACATGATATACTTGGGTATAGTGCTAATAAATTAAGACAAAGATTGGAACTTCAATTTACTGAGAAGATGAGTTGGGAAAATTATGGTGTCTACTGGAATATAGACCATCGAAAGCCTCTTTCTAATTTTGAAAGGAACACTCCAATTTATATAATAAACGCCTTATCAAATCTAAAACCAGTAATTAAGAGTGATAACTTTTCAAAACAGAATAGATTTATCTCATAGGATTTTATCTTACCTTATATGTATAGATAACTTCGCTACAATTTGGACAAGTGAATTCAATATTCGTTGTTCCAGGGTTGTTTGGCCAATTTATTGGTGGTACAACTAGTGTTTCTTGAGCACATTGTGATAATTGATGTTGTTCGTTACAGTGAGAACAAGTTGCTGTTATTGATAATAATCCTTTCATAGTTTATATATTAATTTTTAATCATATACTCTTATTTCGATTGTTATTCCAAAAAGACCATCAACCAACGCGTTGAAGTTGAAATAGTTTATCAGCAGTATTCTATTTGGACCGCCATAAACAAGAGACAAGACTGTTCTATCTGGTGCTCCTGATGTATTATTTGCAAATACCACACACTTATTTGGATCAAAAGATGCGTTTACCGACTCAAATGTACCGGTTGATACCCAGTCAAATGTTGGTTCAAATCCTAGTGTGTTTTGTAGAACCTGAGTTGCAGGTGATGATGTTAAACCATATCCTGGTCCTATAAGGTTGGCTGTATATACTTTATAACCAAAAGTTTGAGAACTCGTTGCAATCAATGTAACAACACCATATTGGTCTTTCTGTTTAAGCATTCCATCTAAATCATATGCTACTAAGTATCCACTTGATGGAGTAGCCGCACTTGACATGTCTATAAAGGTATTGAACGTAATTTTACTCATTTATCTAAGTTTATTTATAGAGTATATATTATTTTGAGAAACTATTTTTATTTACTATATTTGTGTAAAATAAAGAAAATGGGACATTGTATATCAGTTTATTTAATGAATAAGTCAGAACTTAGAGATGATAAAATAAATACCGTACTCGATGGTAAAAATAAAAGTATTCAAGACATCAAATGGGTTGATTTAAAAGAAGGAATTATAGCAACAACTCATATTCCAAATATCAGAGATTATGGTAAAGACAAAACCATAGCTAAGATAGAAACCGATTATTTCGGTGGACCTGGTCACCAAACAGCTAAATTATTTATAAATAATAAAAAAGAGTATGATGAAAGTTCTGAACTTGATTATACTATAAATCCAATAAATGATGTATTGAAGATGATGGGAGTTGTTAAGAAATTGGGTAACGATGAATTTGACACAATTGGATTGGGAAATTATAGAGGTAACTCTGATTTTGAAGATGATACTAACTAAAGAACAAATAGAATTAAAAAGGGATAAACATATTATTTACTCAAAAGAAGAATATTCTAAAATGAGAGATAATATAAGCGAACATTCCGATAAATATGATTTTTTTACTCAAAAAAATCTAACCCCAAATAAACCTGGTCAATTATTTTTATATGAAGTCCTGTCCGAACATGAATACGGAAAGGGTAACATTAAAATGACATATCCAAGACTAGGAGTTTATTTAGATTGTTACTCTGCTGATCAAACTATTGAATTGGAATGGGTAAATCACCGAAGAACTTGGGAATATAATGTAAAGTATGAATACCCATTTGAAAATAATGGTGTTACTAGAATATATCATTCACTAGCAGCTGACCAAAGAAGTGAATTAAACTATCTGGTACTATGGTCAGATCAGATGTTTGTATATGGTTGTTGGGATTCGATGCCAAATTGGAAACAATTAAGACAAGCTTATGAAAGAACTTTTTGGTTCAAACGAAGTAAAGATGAATTAAGAGATATACAATTAGATAGATTACTAAATGGTTTATAGAAGATACGTTGAATATTATCAGTTTATAATTGAATGTAAGAATCATTGTGTCAATTCACAATCATATGAATTAGCTTGTGACCTTAGAAATATAGAAAAGAACTTCTTTTATAAAGATGATAAATTAAATCTAGCACCTGTATCACAGTGGTACTTTGAACCTGATATAGATTTTGATGAAGTTGACTTTGTTAATAATATACAAAAGCTAAGTGATAAATATAATGTAAAGTGGTTGGTTAGAGATTTGAAATTAAAGTCAGTACTTGGTGCTGATATTCTATTTTCTCGTTAGTATTTAGGAAGTTTCATATCAGTAGTAATCTCAATTCTAAATCCAAATCCTGAATCATCTGAACCATATTTAATTTCTGAATCATATCCATTTTGACCATTGAATGTAATTGGTCTTATTCCATTATTCTGTTGTTGTCTTCTCATTTTCTCGTCTCTTTCACGAGCTTCTTGTTGTGCAACCATTTCTTCAAATGTTAATTCTGGTTTAACTGGTTCTACTTCAAGAGGTCTTGTTGAGAATTGTTGAGGAGTAGCATGACCATACTTACGAAGTATTTCTTCGGCTTCTGAACCAGTTATTTCTCTAGTTGATTCAACTGATTGGTCTTGTATTATTCTTATTTGTGGTCTTTCCATAAATTATCTTGTTGCTTCGTCATCATATACTCTGAACAATTGTTTTTTTAATTCCTCAGTTAATTCAAATGGTAGATCCGTATCTGGTAGAAATTCACATTCATAATTAGATCCACTAATATCACCAGATTCTCTAATAGTAAACCCATATTCTTCACCATCAATTACGAATGATGCGTTTGTATCAGTTATAGTGTGAGTATTCCCAAGAGTACATTCACTAACTTCGTGACGTGTACTTTCTGATTCATTGAATTTCTTTAAGTGTTTCATAATTTTAATTATTTTATTGTAGTATATATTAAATTTTTACCAGGTTAATTTTATTACCATAGTTTTCCATTTTGAATCCAGGTATTGGATTTCTTTCCAAGTATCTAACATACATTCTTGTTCTCTGAGATACATAGGTTCTTTCTGTGTCCTTTGCTAACCCAGTCATTGTTAGTTTCTTAACCCAAGATTTTCTTTTTATAAAATCATATAATACACCACCAAATATTGTATGAAGTGTTTTATATGGATTTACATTTACTAACTTAGATACATTATAATAGTCACTTTCTTTATCAAGTACAAAGTATGATATTTCATATTCTGTTCCTAAATCATTTGCACTTGATTTTAATCTTGGTATATTCTTAAATTCAACCAGATAGTTATTACCCATTGTATCGGTAAATCTATATCTAACATTTTTTTCATTGTCTGATATAAATTCCCATTCATAAGGCTCTACTGCCTCAAATAAAATATCCCATATTGAATTTAAATACTTCATATTTAATATATATTAAAATGAGATATTTGAAAAAATTTGATAACCTAAATTTTACTGATGAGGACTTAGCTAATTTATTAAAACCTAAGCCAGAACCATCAGATGCTAAAAAGCAAATAATATCTCAGTTAAATGAGACGATTGATGATTCTTTTCTTTCTATACTAGACTTTGGGTTTAAATTGGGAAAAGGACATGAATCACAAAGATATTGGGATATTGTTAGAGTATATACAAGATATAATCCAGAGCGTATTTTCGGACCTAGTCCAGTTGGATTGGATATTAATGGTAAGATAGAAAATGATGAAATAAAATATGATTCTAAGATATTCCCAGATTACAAAAAAGACATTGAAGAGGTTCTTATAGAATTAGAAAACTCACTACATATAATTAATGGAATTAATGGAATTGATTTGAATTTTAGTTTTACTAATTTTTATGGACAAGATAAAATTATAATAAGTATTAAGATATGACAATTAAAAGATACATAGATTTTGTAAATGAAGATTTCGATCATCTTTCATCAAGAGGAATAAATCCTGATGTTACATACTTTGTACATGATGAAGAATCAAATAATACTTACTTCTTCTTGTATAATCTAAGTGGTGATTGTGTTGGTTATCAAAAATATAATCCAAATAATCCAAAAGAAGGTGGTCTTGGATGGATGGGTAGATATTTTACCAAAGTTCATAAAGAAGCAACTGGTCATAGTAAAATAGCTGTTTATGGATTAGAAACTTATGATTTTAAAAAGGATTATTTCTTTGTAGCAGAAGGAGTATTTGATATTATTAAGATACATAATATGGGTGAGCCAGGTATTACAAATCTTGGATGTTCATTATCCAGACAGGCAAAAAATTGGTATAATAGTTTATCTCAAAAGAAAATTGTTATTCAAGATAGAGATGATGCTGGTACAGAACTTGGAGCTATTGGTGATTGGATATATACGGTTCCGGAACCTTATAAAGATTTAGGTGAAATGCCACAACAAGAGGTAAATATTTTTATACAAAATATTAAGAAAGAAATTGGAATTTAGAAATAAATCCTTATCTTTGTAGAAGTTTGTTAGATACTTAAAACTAACTGGAGCCGTCAAGGAAAAAACGATATTTTTTCATAACTAAAAACAAAAATTGTTATGGAACAGATTGAAAAATTGAAGGCAGAACTTGAGCAAGTTCAAAAAGATTTAACTTGGTATTGTACTAGGGATTGGAAAAAAGGAAATTATAATAGAGTTTATCATATCGAAATAAACGAATTGGTAAGAAGGAAATATAATATCATTAATAAGATCAATCAACTAAGACAGAAATACTGGTATTGGGAGAAATAGTTAATAGTAATATTAACTATTTTTTCAAAAAAGTTTAAAAAATTAGAAAAGGGACAAAACTTTTTTAATATATAGAATATAAACTAATATTGCGGGATAGAGCAGGGGTAGCTCGTTAGGCTCATAACCTAAAGGTCGAAGGTTCGAATCCTTCTCCCGCTACAAGAAAATACTCACTGCGGGTGGGTGAAACGGAATTCATTCTGGGCTCATAACCCAAGAGATACTAGGTTCGACTCCTAGACCCGCTACAGAAAAGGAAGTTATTGAAACCCAATAAACATTGAATATACAAACGGGGTTCTAATTGAAATTCAATACTTCTAACGAATTGAAAAAAAGAATAAAATAAATTTGGTGGAAATAAAAAAACACCATATATTTGTAAAACAAAATTAATAACAAGATAAAAATTAAAACAATGAACACAATTATTAACATAGAAGCAAGAGGTTATGAGGCGTATGAGTATAGAACTCTACATGTCAGACCATTGTCTATGTCGTAATGTTAAAACATTATAATATTTACAAACCCAGTCTGATAAAGATTGGGTTTTTTGTTTTTGTTCTTTGAAGTAATAATATGGGAGTATAACGTCACCGTCACGAAAGGCGGCCCTCGATTAATCACTGACGTATGGCTTGAGGCAACTAGTGTTCGAATCCTGGTGCTCCCACAAAGTAAATGTTGCGTTTGACTAGCGGTCTATGTCACCACCCTTTCAAGGTGGAGTTCCGAAAGGACATCACGGGTTCGAATCCCGTACGCAATACAAATGGGAGGCGTCGCCACAGAGAGCCTGTAAAGCTCTTCTATTCAAAATAGTGGCTGGTCGATAGTTTGGAGGTTCGATTCCTTCGTCTCCCACACCGGTAGGTGGCTTAGTTTTAAGTCAGCAACTTTTTAGCTCAGTTGGAAGAGCGTCCCCATTGGGGGAAGGTCACAGGTTCGAGTCCTGTAAAAGCCAAGTGATGGCGAATTAATATGGAAATTAGATATGATTGTCCGGAACATTATGTCTAATAGTTCAACCACCTTATTTGGTCCTGTCGACTAATGGTTAGGTCAACACCCTTTCAAGGTGTAGATACGGGTTCGAACCCCGTCAGGATCACAAGTATAATGGGAGTGCGCCAACGTTGGAGAGTTGGGCTAGTCTGTAAAACTAGTGGCTTTCGCCTGAGTGAGTTCGATTCTCACCACTCCCACAAATGCTCCGTTCGTCTAGCTGGTTCAGGACGTTACCCTTTCACGGTAAAGATCACGGGTTCGAATCCCGTACGGAGTACAAATAATAAATGGGAGTGCGCCAACGTTGGAGAGTTGGGCTGGTCTGTAAAACCAGTGGTTCGCCTGAGTGGGTTCGATTCCCACCACTCCCACGGAAATTTATGGATTTTCAGTCTGTGGTTTTAATATATAAAATAAAAATTGTATATGAAACAAAATCACAATAATAAAGTATCTGACGAATCCATACTTGAATGTTATAACAGTAGAAAGACTTTACATGAAACAGCGGTAGAATTATCAATGACTATTGTTAGTTTGTGGAGAAGAGCTAAGAGATTAAATATAAAATGGTCAGATATAAGAAGAACTAGTAATAAAAAAATAGATATAATGGAAATACTAGATGGTAAGTATCCAGAATATCAAACATTTAAATTAAAAAAGAGATTAATATCAGAAGGTATAAAAGAGAATAAATGTGATGTTTGTAATATAAAAGAATGGAATAATAAACCATTGATTATGCAACTTGACCATATAGATGGGGATTCACATAATCATAGATTATATAATCTAAGATTAATTTGTCCAAATTGTCATTCTCAAACAGAAACCTACTGTGGTAAAAATAAAATATAATGTTCCTGTCGACTAAGTTGGCTAGGTCACCCTCTTCTCAGGTGGGAGAACTCGGATCGTCACCGAGCAGGAATACAAAAAATAAATTAAAATAATTTATAAAAAAACATTAGGAGAGGAAACTTTTTTAATATATATTTGTATAATAATAATAAAACTAAAAACTGAATTAAAATGAACTCAATTATTAACATATCAACAGCGATAATAGCAGGCGGCGCGGGGAGCGAACGTCAGTGGCTGAGTTATGTTATGTAATAGATAAATATTATATAAACTTTAAACCCAGTCACAAAATGACTGGGTTTTTTATTGCATACTGGTGAGTAGCTTAAATGGTAAAAGCATGTGTCTTATACACACAAGAGAGTGGGATCGTTACCCACGTCACCAACTAAAAATTAAATTAAAAATAGAAAGGAAAAAAATGAAAAATTGAAATTGAATTGTAGGTATTCTTTTAGACGTGTTGATTATATTATCCACGGTGATGGTCTTACACAAGAATAACATTAAATGTCGTATTTATGAGGACGATGTTGAAACTTGGGTTCCCGATTTAAACGGTAACATTAGACGTAAAGAGAATAAAACAATTGTTATAAATTATTTTAACGAAATAGAATAACAGTTTGCAATAGTGGTGTTAATGGTATTAGCACATCTGGCTTCCAACCAGAAGGTGTCGGTTCGAATCCGGTCTACTGCACAAAAATGATTTAATATTTTAATATATATTCCAATCTGATTTAATATTGGAAGAAAAATTAAAATATAAAATGAATAAAATTTGTACTAAATGTAGAAAAGAAAAAAATGAAAATGAATTTCATTACAGAGATGCTAAAAGAGAGAAAAGAAAAAGTTGCTGTAGTGAGTGTTCAAAAAATTACAGAAAATCATATTATGATGGACATAGAAAGGAAGCGATTGAATATTCTTTAAACTCAACAAAGAGAAGAAAGATAGAAGCTCAACAATTTATATGGGATTATTTATTGGAAAATCCATGTATTGTTTGTAAAGAGTCAGATCCAATTGTTTTGGAATTTGACCATAGAGATCCATCTAATAAAATATCTTCTGTTTCGGATATGGTTAATGATAAACTTAGTCTTAAAACGATAAAAAAAGAAATTGAAAAGTGTGATGTACTTTGTAGTAATTGTCACAAAAGGAAAACAGCTGTTCAATATGGATGGCACAAAAATGTTATAAAGGTCTCTTAGCTCAATTGGTTAGAGCAACTCGCTCATAACGAGAAGGTTATCGGTTCGAGTCCGGTAGAGACCACATATGATGGAAAACATTAAACCCATCCCACCAGGATGTAAAACTTCGCGAGTATCGTATAGTGGTTATTACTCTAGTCTTCCAAACTGGAGACGCCGGTTCGATTCCGGCTACTCGCTCAAAATGGGGCAGCATGTACCAAGGCTGGCGAGAATCCCTGGCAGGGATTTTGGGGTGAGTTCAATTCTCATCTGTTCCACAAATGGGGTCGCATGTACCAAGGCTTAGGCGATTTTGACTTGCAATCAGAGTGAGGAGGGTTCGATTCCCTTCGGCTCCACAAAAAAAGAATAAAATGGAAACATTATATAACATAAACAGCTTAGTATTTTGGGAAGAAAAGGATCTCAGGATAAGAAGATTCATAGAGGATTCTATGAAAGAGGAAATTAAAAGTATTTTACTCTCTCAGAATCCAGCTTGGAAATTCTATCAGATTGAAGCACCTTGTCTTTTACCAAGAGACCTTGTAAATCCAAATTACACAAATGAAGATATTTGGGTACAAGAAACAAAGAATGATGAAGTTCCTCTAGTATTAAAACCAGAGACAACACCAAGTTCTTATGTTTACGCACAACACTTGTTGAATACAAATAGATGTCTACCACCATTCGTTGTTTGGCAAACATCTAAGTCTTTTAGAAGAGAACAAGATCAAGTTCTTAAAAATATGAGACTAAAAGAATTTTATCAACAAGAGTTTCAATGTGTTTATTCAGCAGATACTCTGAATGATTATCAAGAGAAAGTTCTTGAACCAATCAGAAAGATGTTGGAAGACTTAATAGCTTTACCAACAAGAATAGTTGAGAGTGACAGATTACCTTCTTATAGCCTACGAACAATGGATATAGAAGTTTGGAATGAAGATAAATGGATGGAAATTTGTTCAATATCAAAGAGAACTGATTTCCCTCAAAAAGCAAGATTTACTGTTAAAAGTAATGTAATTGAAAAAGACTTATTAGTACTTGAAATTGCATTAGGTGTTGATAGAGTTTTGTATAACTACTTAAAAAGAATAGATAAAAAAATAATTACTACTAATGAATAAATTAGATAAAAAGAGAAAGAAGTTACAAGAAAGAATCCTATTGATGGAAACTGAACTTAGAAACTCTCTAACTAAGAAGGACTCAAATACAAAAGAAATTAATGTCCCTTCTTATCAAAGAAAGATTCAAGAGTTAAGATTGGAACTTACTAACTTAAAATAAGAAAAAGGAGGACCCAGGTAGTTTAATATATACTATATGAATAATTTTTATGTATATGTATATTTGGACCCACTCATATCTGGTAAATATGAATATGGTGATTATAAATTTGACTTTGAACCTTTCTATGTAGGAAAGGGAAAAAATAAAAGACTATATTATCATATAACAGAAGCTGAGAGATACTATGAATCTGGATTCAATAGGGATAGAGTTAATATATCCAAGGTGGAGAAAATTAAAAATATAATAGATGTGGGTAAGTACCCAATTATTATAAAACTAGTTGATAATATATCGGAAGATGAATCAATTAAAATTGAAATGGATCTTATTAAATGTATTGGTAGAATTGATTTAAAAAGTGGGACACTAACAAATAAAACTGATGGTGGTGATGGTGGATATAATAAAATTATTACCGAGGAAACTAGAAATAAAATAATAGAGTCTTCGAGAAAAAGACCACCAGTAACGGATATTACAAGGAAAAAACATAGTGAATCTTGGAAGAAAAAGGGAGACGAACTAAAAAGTGAAACAATTAATAAAATAAGTAAAACTCTAAAAGATAAATGGGTCAATAAAACGGAGGATGAGAAAGAGGAATATATTAAAAACCACCTCAGTGAAATGGCTAAATATGATAAAAGTGATGAACATAAAATAAAGCTAAGAGAGAGTCAATTAAATAGATCAGAGGATCAGAAAAAAGAATCAATAAGGAAAATGTTAGAAAGTAGAAGAAAAAATAAGGAAGAAAGAGGAACAAGGGCCGTGGACGCCAGTTCCTAATAGAACAATACAAATCTTTTTGTTTAGAACAAGGGATTTCATTCCAAATGGAAACAAGTGTAAAATCATATGATGAAACAACACTATTTTGTCCAGCAGGAATGCAACAATTCAAGTCAAAGTTTAGTGATTTGAATTATAAAGGAACACTATCAAACATTCAACCCTGTATCAGATTGAATGATATTGATGAGATAGGAGATGGAACACATCTGTTATACTTTAATACATATTTATTCATTTGATCTTCAATAGAATATATGTTCATTTTTTTCTTCTTTTCCATTTCAAACTTTTTGTTTATATTTGTATATTATTAAAATAATTATGACTACACGAGAATTACTTCATTTAACCACTAATGTTGATTAGAATGATAAACTTGAATATACCACTAAACATCACATTACACATACACCTTGTTATCCATTTCCGGTTTTATTTCGTCGTGTAGGTGTGGATTATTAAGGTATAATCTTTAATCGGAGAACTGAAAGAAAATTTTAGAAAAAAGGAGGAGGGGGAAATTTTTAATCATTATATTTGTAAAAAAATAAAAATCTATGGATATCGAATATATTATACTTCGTAGTAAACAAATTAGAAAAGATGATATAATATACGAAGTTAAGTCGTATAAAACTGGTGAGATTAAATGGGTCTATAAAAAGGATATTAATGAAAAATATGCTTATATAGACCAAATTAGAGATTTTAAAATAAACGAAATCTTAAAAAGATGAACATAAATAGTATAATAAAAGTTAAATTTCTAAAAAGTGATGAAACTATAACAGGTTCAAATATCAAAGAAATTGATATAGAATTGGATGATCTGATTAAATTAATTTCAGACATTGAAAATATCAGAGGATTGGGTAAATCATTACACAATGAAGCTTATACTGGAATTGATTATTTAGGTAATGAGGTAGTTTTTAGCTCTTATGTTGTTTGGGAGGAATCTGGTGATATTTACAAATATA